ACCAGTAGGTCTTGCTTCGCCGTCGCCAGAACCTGCACCGGTTGCTGTAAACACTGTACCTACGTTACTATTGGCTGCACCTATAAGAGTGAAGTCTGTTGTTCCTGTTACTGTAATAATATATTCTGTGGATACTACAAATGCACCTGCTACAACTTCTTGTCCAGTGTTAGTTGTAGAAGGATTTTGTACAAGAGTGTAGTTAGTAGTAGATACTTGAAAAACATTTTCTACAAATACAAGAACATTTTGAGCTGCTGCGGGCGCAGGATAATCGGTATCTTGACTATCTAATGGACCAAAAAGTACAATAGTTGCATCACCATTACCTAAGTTTTGTTGTACAATGCTAGGATCTTGATTAGGTTCTTTGAAACGAATTTCTCTCCAGGCACCATTTTGATATGCTTCTAATTGGTTATCATCAGTATTGTACCTAACATGTCCGTTATTTGGAGATGTAGGACGTTGTGCTGTAGTTCCTTTAGGCATAAGAACAGTGTTTGTGCTATCAATTATAACTTGATCATCTACGTCATACTTAACGCCTTTACCGTAAATAGTTCTCAAGTTTGTATTTTGAGCTTTTATTAAACGCATATTAAACTTCCAAATAACTAACTGTAACTGCTAAGTCTGTAAGTCCAGCACCCGGAGGAGTTTCTGAAGTAGCAGTAAAAGATAACATATCTCCTGCTCCTAAAACGATTTTTTCTGAATCGAATGTAAATGTTTCTCCTGCAGGTAATGAAAGGACTTTAATAACAGTTGTTACCGCATTTGTCAACGAATCACCATCTGGAATTAAATGCATTGTAAAAGTTGCATCATGAAGCTCTGGACTTCCTCCTGTTGGATCGTATGTATTACAAACCATTATATTTGTAATTGCATACTGTTTCGCAGCAGGTACTGTCACTGCATTTAGTTGCGCTGTGGTTAGTTGATAATTGATAATTGCCATTTTGTTTCCTCTTAGAATATCATACTAAAAATTAATGCTCTATTTCTACTTATTATTTCGTCGGCGGTTGCACTTTTATTTGCGAAATATAATCCTGTGCCGCCGCCTGCTTGTGTTTTAGAATAAACTTTTATTCCGTCTGAAGGGGTTCCAGGATCAATCGAAACATCATCAGCATGAGGCGTTTCTGACATTTCTAAAATATCTGTAATTTGGACTGTTCCTGTACCAGGAGCACTTAGTATTAAGTTTTGGTTACTAGCTGTTGATGAGATTCGATTTGCATCAATTCTTACATCAAATAAGTCTATTCTATTAGAATAAAAGTTACCTACTGCATTACCATCTACGCCAATTTCTACATTACTTTCTAATCCTGTTTCACTAAAATCTTTAGTTTCTACATATGTTTCGTCCCCATAAGCACCTTCTTCTATCCTATCTTGAAATGCACCTTGGGCTAAAATATAAGTTACATAATCTGCTATACCTTTTGCATTAGGTAAATGGTCGTCATCTCTTATAACAATTCCATCTCCAGGATCAGTTACTACGCCGCCGTCATAAAAATATACTCGTTCTTCATAATTTGTAGTATTTGTTACAGATACAGTTCCGCCTGTGGGTTGTAAATAGATACTACCTGAATTTAACATTCCACTTGCTTTAATAGGAATTGTTGTAACTCCTTGTTCAAAAGTAAAAGTTCCTGCACCTGAAGAACCACCTGTTGTCCAATTTATTTGTTCATCATATACTACACGGGAATTTAATAAACTTCCTCTTTCTATTTCTATTCCACTTCTATAATTTAAACTAGCAGGAATTCCAGCAGCAACATTATCTTTAGAAAGAACAATAATATTATCTGCAATGGTAACTATGGTAGAATCAACAGTGGTTGTTGTTCCTTTAATTTCTAAATTACCAGTAACTACAACTGTTCCGGTTTTATCAAGGGCATTATCAGTAGTATCTAACGTGATACTACCTCCTTGTTTAACTAAAATTTTATAGTCGCCGTTTCCTACTCTTAAAATTTTTGACATTATTTAATCCTAATGCGGTATACTCTCATTGATAAAGTATTTATCATACAAAGAACTAATGTGTATGCAATGATTTTTTGAGAAAGGAATAAAGAAAAAGCCTAGTACAAAATAGTACTAGGCCCTTTCTAAAAAAGGTGGGTGAAGGACTTGGGATTACCTCCAGCTGCCGTCCAAATCCCTTGTTCGATTTTGCGGCAACGCCTTGTCCTGTGCTAGTAGGCACAATGTGAAACCGTTCTCTTTCGAGTAGGCCCCTGGGTACTACCCCTGACAAGCCAGGTTCGGTGCTTCGACTACACCTCTTCCCTGCAACCCGTGTAATGAGCGTCCTCATTACAAGTACTAATATACATGATCTATATTAGTTTGTCAACCTATTTTGGAAAAAAAACCAAAAAAAAGAGTGACCGAAGTCACTCTTAATTCTGTTACCTAAGTAACTGTTAACTTACATTTTACTGGAAGCTAACGTTAGCGTTAGTAATTGCTACTTTACTCAAGTAATCAGCAGCATTACCTAGCGAACTTGCTGAGTTAGAAAGCTCAACGTAACCATATCGTGTCATAAATGATACGACTGGCTCGAATGAACTAGGATCTAACACTACACCGCTTGACATCAATGGGATGTATGGGCAATAGAATGCAGCAGCATCAGATTCGCTTGAACCTTTATAACCAACCAATACGTCGGCACTATCAGCAGCATATGTGTTAACATATACTTTCATTGCACTATTCAAAGTACCTACTAACTTTGTGTTAGTTGGAGCTTCAAAAGTACCTTCTGTGGTACGTGCAAAAGCTGAAGTTGTTGCAGACTGTAGAATTGTTAACGCAAATGGGCTAACAACACACCAGTTACCTGCACCGCGACGTGTACGTTGTGCAATTAAATTGCTAACGCGATTGATTTGAACAGCTAAAGCAGCATGTTCATCACCAACAAAAGTAGCAGTACCACTTACAGCAGCTTGGTCATATGTTTCAGCAGCCGTACCAGCTAGGGTACCTAGGCTATTGAGAACTTCCTGATCAATTTCAGCGGTAATTTCTTGTGCTAAAGCAGCCATAATTTCTGCTTCAACGTCAATACCATGCTGTGATTGTGCATCCTGAGCAGCCTCAAAAGTCCAGCGAGCTGACAACTTACGAGTTTTTGCTTCAACAGTTTGCTTCATGATCTGGATTGACATTCTTCGACCAGCTGACCCTTCTAACGTAGCCGTTGCATCTGCAACGCCTGCTGGGTCTGTACCAGTACCTGAATATGCTGTAGCAATCTTGAATGGGGAAAGTGCTTCCTCACCAGCTACTACATTATCATTGGTGTCGCTATAGCGAACACGCAGAGTGTGGATTTGTCCCACGGGACCTGTCATAGGCTGAACACCAACTAATTCGTTAGCAATAACGGTTGGCATTACACGTCTAATAACGGGTAAAATAACTCTGTTAAGAGTTGCGACATTTCCGGCAGAAGTAGCGCCACCAGTAGCAGCTTCTGACAAATACTTACGAGTATTTTCCAGAGTAGTTGCCATAACGGCTTTCTTTGTGCCTATAAGGCCTTCAAGAAGGGCACCTTTGGTATCCTGCCAGCGACTTTCTAGTAGTTCTGACATTATTTTCTCCTTAATTTATCCCAGCTAAACGAGTCTCGCCGGCTGGAATAAGTCCAGCTAAACGTTTAATATCAATGACATTTGAATCGTCTACTGTTTTACTAGTTTTTACTATTTCTCTGTTGCCTGTAATTTCTTTGCCTTCTATCAATTTAGCCTTCTTCTGCTTTTCTGGTGCTTCGCCATCAATAACTGTTGGCAAATATTTTTCAAACTGTGACTGTAGTCTGCTAGTTTGAATACTTTCCAGTAAGTCTGTCATAATTTCTTGTTGAGGTTTGCTCAATGGTGCAATTAAACCATTCATAATTTCTTTACGCTTTGCAGTTTCGATAAGTGAGTCTTTTTGTCTCTCTTGTGCTTCCACTACCTTCTTAGCTTTTACAGCAAATGTTTTTGCTTCTGCTAGTTGCTTATCTTTTGTATTAATAACTTTTAAAAGTTTAGCAGTTTCGGATTTTTTATTTAAATAACTTCCGGCATATTCATTTGCAAATGCTTCAAAGACTTTACGTCCAAAATCATTTCTACGTGCAACTTCAATATCATTTTTAAGTTGAGTAATTTCGCCACGTAGGGCTTTGTCAACTGTTTTAGATACTGTTTTTGCACTGTGTTGAATAAAGTTTTCTTTAACTTTAGTCAAGTGTTTTTTGGCATCTTTAATAAGGCGTACCTTAGTTTCTGCCACGTCTTTTTTGTCTTCGTAAAACTCAGCTATTTCATTAGCTAAGGAGTCTACCACAAATTCCTCGAGTTTTGAAAAGTTGTTAGCCATTATTTTTTGATCTTCGTGTAGTTCAGAAACTTCTTTAGCTAATGAATTTAAAACAAATTCTTTGAGTACAATTGCATTTTCACGCATTGCTACTGCATATTTTGCTTTAGCTTCAGCTAATTGTTTGCGATCATCTGCAAACTCTTTCATTTCTTCTGCTAATTTCTCAGAAACCAAAGCATCAATAGCTTCCACCATTACATGCTTATCATGTTCATATTTCTGAGCAAACTCTTCACGAAGTTCAGCAGTAACAGCAAGGCGATTTTCTTTTACCTTTGCTTCCCATGCTTCCTCGATCTCGCGGCGCACTTCTTCTGAAACAACATCGTTTTCAAATAGAGTTTTTAGTGCATCCAACATGTTTATTTCTCCTAGTTATTGGAGTCGACCGATTAAGTTAATCAGCGATTCTTTTAAATACTTTTGGGCCTTTGTATCGTGTCTTGTTGCCTTTGCTAATTCGTATGCCTGATATCCTCCCCTAGAATTCATTAATTGTTCATAAATTGCAGTAGGATATGCACCTGGTGCGCTGGGCTGAGCCACAACATCAACAGTAATAATTTCAAATTCGGAAACTTCTCCCGAACCGTCTTCTGTAACATTACCACTACCGCGCGATGAAACGCCTAATTTAACTCCGCTTTCAAGCATTGTTTGAACTAGTTGTCCCATCGGGGTAGGTAGTATTTTTAATTTCCCATAACCGTTTGGGCCATCCATCCACATTTCCTGGATCATATGGCTTACACGATCTAAATTAATATTAAGTCCTTCTGGATGATCGACTTCACCTAAAACCGAATATCCGCCCGTCACTTGATCGTTAAGGGTTTTGACAGCCCTACCAATTTCATTCACGGGATATACACGCTGATTAGCATTGCGTACACCTCCTTGAATACAAATTCCTTTCATAAAAAGGTCTTTGCCTTCATTGGCAGATTCAACGACCATCTGTGCTTGATCGAATGTTAAGGTCTCACATAAATTCCGCATTCAAAATCCTTAAATTACTTCCACTAATTAAGCAACAATTGACTTTTTATTAGTAGAACCTTCTTCGCCTGCGCCTTTTTTCTCAGCGCCGTGGCCTTTGGCATTTTTTGACAATGACTTAGCAGCCTTTCCACCTGGAACGTTTACGTTATCAAAGTCTTCTTCAGTAGTAGAAGGAGCAGAACGTCCGCTTTCTTCTTTACCTTGTGCCAAGTTTTTTGCAGAACCGCCCATGTCATTTGCACCAGCTACTACGGACTTGGTGTTTGCACCGTCATCGCCCATTGATGCTGTTACTTTTTCAACATATTCGCGCATCTGCTCTGTATCAGACATCGGAGCTTTTGATTCTTCAACTTCGTCTTCGTCATCTTCTACAGCTTCAGTAGGTACTTCAATAGCTTCTTCTGGTTCTACTTCCATTCCGGCATCGTCTTCACCAGGTAGTTCCATTTCTGCACCTTCTTCGTCTCCCATTTCTTCTTCGCCTTCTTCGCCGCCTGCATCACCAGCCATTAGCTCTTCAAATTCAGCTTTTAACTCGTCAAGTGCGTCTTCAAGGTCTTCTACACGATCTTCAATTTCTTCTTCGCCGCCTTCTTCACCTTCTTCATCAGGCATTTCAACGTCAGCCATCATATCATCGGTTGCGTCTTCGTCGCTTCCTAGTACTGGTGCATCGGCATCTACATCGGCGTCAATTTCAAATTCGTCTAGATCAAAATCTTCATCAACTTCGTCGTCATCGTCGGAATCAGAAGCTTCTTCAACTTCGTCATCGTCTTTTTTGGAAGCTTCTTCGACATCGTCGTCATCTTCTTTAGAAGTTTCATCAACTTCTTCATCATCTTCTAGATCTTTTTCTAAAAGTGTTTCATAAATTTCGCGTGATTTCTCAACTACGATTTCATGGAAAAGCTCTTCTGCACCTGCTTTATCTTCATTAATTAGGCGTTCAAGCATTTCTTCAAATTTCTTTGGATCTGCCATTTTGTGTCTCCTTAAAAATATTTTACCTATGGTAAGGCTGTCTAATATATTTACAATATTTCGGGTAAATCAGGTGTAATATAGGCTCAAAATGAGCAATTTAAGGATCTTCTACTGAAAATCCAAAAATTTTACCGAATTCTTTTAATCGAATGGTCTTATAATTGTTAAAATTATTTAGTTCGTCGGGACAAAAATTATCTGATGCTATAACTCTAATAAAATTTATGCTAGGGTTTTCTCTAATAACGTCAACAGTTTGCTTCAACCAATTTCCATAATATGTAGGACCATCTCTTAATTTTTTATAATTTTCTGTATCTGAATAAATGTTATTAAAATGTTTTCCACCATTTGTTCCTGTAAAATCAAAGCCAAGAATAAAAATTTTCTTATGTCCGTGTGTAGTTGCAAACCATAATGCAGTAGGTCCAGAACTCCAACCTTTGCTTGGACTAAAAAAACTAAGATTAGGAAAAGTATCATATGCTTTATTAGGATTAGTCCAGACATTGGGATTTTTAATTTGATATTTTACGCGATTAATTTCTAAAACCATTTTAACATCAACAGCAACAAGATAGTCTGGATCAAAGTCTCTATATATTGCATTACAACCATAAATAGGACCATACGATTTCAAAGAATAAAGATTAACGGGTTGTCGACTTAGACCGTTGCCTAAAACAAAGGCACATTCTTGATGGGGAGTTGTGTTAAGTTTTTGAGATTTTGCTTTTGCTTCTGCTTTTGCTGCTCGTTTGGCAGCTTTTTCTAACTTTTTTTCTTGTTTTAATTTTCGCCAAGCTTCTTTTGTATAATCAGCCTTATTTAGTTTGGCCATTTAAGTTAAACACCAACAGCAGCCTGCGCAGCAATTCCATACATTTGTCTTACTAAATCTAATTCTTTAGATTTTTCTTTTTTATGTAGTTCTGCTGATTTTCTTGCCCTTGAGATGTCTCCCAAAGTTAAACGTGTTTTACGAGTATCATCAGGATCTAATATTGATTGATCATAATCGGGATCATAACGATCGTCTTCTTCTGATTGAAGCGTATCTTTATTGAAGTAAAATAATTCACGTAGTATCATGTTAGTATTTATATCGTTTGTTCGCCAGCTGGTGGAGGTGTTGCTGGTCCTTCGCCTGCTGTAGCAGTTTCAGGTGGTGCCGTTTCTCCTCCTTCCTCAGGAGGAACATCTGCATCAAGAATATCTTCTGCTCCGTCTATATCTGCTGAAATTCCTGCTGAACTAATTCCAATACCCCTCATTTCTCCTGTAGCATCTTCTTGAGGTGGTATAAGTGTTTCTTCATTTTCTTCTCTCCACAATTTTTCATTCTCAGCAATTTCTTCATCTGACATTCCTAAGAAACGTTTTAATGCAAATCTATTACTTACATAAGGAACAGACATCATTTGTGTAAACGTAGGAACTCTAGCATTGTCAAGTTCTGATTGTCTGTATTGGGCAAAGTTTTGAGGTGGATGAAATTTTAAATCAAACATTGATGTATCAATGTTTATGCCTTTTTCTAACAAGTAAACTTTAAATTCTTTATCAAATTCTTCTGTTAATAGTCCTTGTAAGCGTTCACAATACTTATTAAAGCGTAATTCTTGTATATATGCTGTACCCACTCTTCCATCGTTATAAGAACTAGTAGCATCGTCTGCTCCTGTAGGCAAATAACTAGAAGGTATCCGTAAACCGCGTACAAGTTTATTAGTAAAATAACGTAAGTCGTCAATTTCACCTAAATTAGTACCACCGGGTAATGTTTCTACTTTAGATCCTCTACCTTCTGCTGTTTGTGGGAAGAAATAATCTTCATTAATGCTTAAAGGATTGTAAGAACTGTCTATAACATTAGCGCCGCCACCCGTTTGACTTGGAATACGTCTTTGATGAATTTCAGTTTTTACTCTCTCGACAAACTGCATAGCAAGGTGAGTAGGCATATTTCCTACGTCAACATAAAATACTCGCCTTTCTGGTGCTCGTTGTACACGATATATAATAATAGCGTCTTCTAATAATTCTTTTTGCTTATATACTTTAAAAATTTGTTCTAGTAACGAATTACCAAATGGATAATTATTATCTAAACCTTCAGATAAACTTAAATGAACTATATGTTCTGCATTAATAGCAATTTCCTGTTCATCTGTTGAAAACCTAGAACCTGATTGTTGTTGAGAGTTTCCTACCATTCCGCGAACACCGCCTGCTATGTATCCACTACCACCTCCTGTAACGTTGCCTGTAGTTTGATGTGGAGTTGTAGCAACTTGTTCTCTAAAATTAAGATTTACATCTCTAATAATATATTGTTCTGGTTTTTTACCTTCTGATTCGTTTACAATTATGCGTGATAATTTAGCAGGATCAACATGAAACCATTTTTTAGTTTCAGGATCTTTAATAAAAATTTGATCACCATACTTAAAAACATTTCGAAAAATTCTAAACATTCGAGTTTCAAAATTTTGAAGATTACTCCATTGTTTTAAATATTGACTTAAAATACTAATTTCCGAAGCTGTTGCTTGTTTATTAAAAATAAAACTAAAAGTAGTATAATTCTCTTTGTTTTCGTGTGTACAAAATTCTGCAAGAATATCTAATGCAGCAGAAACTTCAGAATCTAAATCCATAGTATTATATTGGCCATAACGCTCAACACGATTTGGACTACCAACATAAACATCAGGTAGATAAGAAGAATAGTTTGTTCGTGCAGGTCCAGCTTGAGAACTAGTGTTTAACCTATTAAAAGGTGAATAAGTTCCAGTTTGATTTTCAATTGTTACAGGTGTAAAATATTTTTTCCAACTCATACTCTAGGTCCTCCTGCAAAAAGATCACCAACCATTCCTTTACCTACTTTCAAATGTTTTCCAGCAATTCTATTTTGAACTTGTGCTAATTTCGTCATTTCATTTAAAGAGTTTTTCATTTCTTTAAATCCTTCATTATCACCTGTCGCTAAAGCATCTTTCATTTCATGCATTACTCTTAGTAAATCTGACATACTGTTGCTTGATTCTAGTGCATCTGCTGCTGCGGATGTAGTACTAGTAGTACCTCCTAATTGAGCAAGATCTTTATTCTGCATGATATAACGCTGCCTGTCCTGCGCTGACATTGTATTTACCGCTCCTTGAAGATCAGTAACGTTAGTTCCGGTGGATGGCATAGCACCCATTGTAGGATCTATACCTAATCTTTTTAGATCGGCCATTGGATCTTTAGGCTGTGCCATTGCATAAGCAAACTTTTTCTTGATCTCTTCGGCGTTTGAATCTTTAGGCTGTTCCATAGAAGCAGTTCTAGAAAATAATTCGTTAAAAGATGAATCTATCATTGCAAGTTGTTTTTTGGTTATTATTGCTTCTTCGCCATGAAGCATTGCAAGAGATCCAGTACCCCAATTTTGTGTTAATGAAGAAAGTTCGGAAACTGCTTGTTTCATACCAGGTGAACCTGTTTGCCCCTCTGGGGGACCGCCTTGTGTCCAATTTAATAGTTCTTGAAGAATCGCCTGAAGTGAGCTAGCTACTTGGGTATTAATCGGAGGAAGATTTGTATTAGGAGGAGTAATCCCCTGTTTTGTAGATTCTGTCTTAATTTGTGCTTGTAATTCCGCTATCCTTGTTGAAGCAGCAACGGCAGCTTCAACATCGCCTGGAGCAGAAGATTGATTTGCGTTATCTCTAATATCAATTTGTTCTTGTAATTTGTTGGCAAGATCAGCACCTTCCGGACCTAGGCGTGATGCTTGAGAAACTGCAAGGTCTGCTTCGGGGCCACCTTCGTTTGTGAAAAAGTCGTTAAACCAATCTACAGCTACATTAATACCCTCATCTAGTTTAGCAGCAGGATCCCAGGCTTTAATTTTAGCTAAAGTTCCGCCCATTGCATCTGCTACTTCACTATAAATTCTTACAGTAGCTTCTTTTTGTGTTGTTGCTGCTATATTAACCATTTCATTTTGAGCTTCAATCATTACTCCTATTACTTGCTTTGGTACTTCAACAATTTGCTTGTCTTGTTCTTTTTTCGCCGTAGCTCTAGCTTTTGCTGTTAATTCATCAACTTCGTCACCAGTTAATGCTCGTCCTAGTTCTCTTGTCTTTTGTGCATATAAATTTCTTAACGTAGTATGAAATGCACCACTTTCTGCTAATGCTGCTGATGCAATTTGCGTAACACCTGTAGTGCCTCCTAATTGAGCAAGTTCTTTATTAGCCAGTTGATCTTTAAGTGTTGCAGCTGACAATTGACTTTTTAATCTATTAAATTCAGCATGATTGCCTTCATCTTGAGCTGCTTTCATTTTCTGCATAACTGCCATAGATTCTCCATACAATCCAGCTAGTTTTGACTGATCTTTGCTTGGAAAGCCTCTTATCATCATATCTTTGAATAAGTCGCCGATGCCCGCTTCTTTGGCTTCTTCAGCACCTGTTGTTAATGCCGCTTGCATATCGGCACCCATTCCCATTTGAAGTGCTTTAAAGTCGCCTGACCGCATCATTTCTGACATGCCCTTTTTTAGTTCATCAGATTGTTTACCTGTTAATTTTGATAAAAGATCTAGTTCTTGACTAAATGCCACAGTTGCAGCATTTCTTTTCGCATCACTCGAAAACCCTTTTCGCATAGACATGTTTTCAAAATTTTGAATCATAGCCATGTTTTCTGCTTGTTCTTCGTAACTAACACCTAGAGCACGTAATGTTTGACCATAGCCATCTGTGCTATTCCTAAGATTTTCTAATTGATTAAAGAAGTTTTTCGCACCGTCTTGCGCGGTATTACCCATCGCAGCAAACATTTCAGTATTTTGTTCAATTAATCCACCAAATTGCTTCATATCTAGGCCAGCACTTATTGCCATTTCACCAGCAACTTCCATTTTACCACTAAAATGTACACCACCTCGTGTTAGTTGCTGGTACATACCTACTTGTTTTTCTAGATGTTTTGCAATAGGAGAAATATTTTTGCCCAAACCTCCCATTGAATCTAATGTACTAGAAATAGTAGGTTTGCCGGTAGCAAAAGCTGTAGCAACACCAACCATACCTTTTGCTGCTTCCTTGCCTTTAGTACCTATATTTGATACTACCTTTCCTAATTCATCAACTCTTTTTGTTAATTTCGAAAGTACTTCTGCTTCTGTTCCCATAAAATTTTCCTAGGTATTATTACATTACTAAATAATGCATAACTATATCTATTTATCTAGGAAACCATATGCCAAATATATTGGAAAAATATCAAAGACAGCCAAAACTTTATATAGATTTACCTAGCAAGGGGCGATGGTATCCTCCTAATGCAATAGCTAAGTCAGAAGAATTAGCAGTATATAGTATGACTGCAAGTGATGAAATATCAACTAAAACACCAGATGCATTGTTTAGTGGCAATACTACTGTTAGTATAATTCAAAACTGTGTTCCTGAAATTAAAAATGCTTGGGAAGTGCCATCAGTGGACATTTATGCAATATTAAGTGCTATAAGAATGGCTAGTTATGGTGATACTATGAATATAGATTCTGCTTGTGAAAATTGTAGTGCAGAGAATACCTATGCAATAAGTTTACAATCTATTATAGATTATTTTTTAACTCAAGAGTATATAGATAATTGTAAAATAAATGATGTATCTTTTGAACTTGCACCTTTAAATTATAAAGAATTTAATGATATTAATAAAATTAATTTTAAACTTCAAAGACAAATAGTTCAAGTTATTCCTACAATTGAAAGTGAAGAAGATCAAGCTAAAGAATTACAAAAAATTTATGATCAACTTAGTGAATTAAAGTTTAAATCAATATGTACTAGTGTTACAAGTGTTGAAGTATTAGGAGAAGAAGAAAACGAATCTAATTATAATAATATTTTAAATTTTCTAAAAAATAGTGAAAAAGAATTTTATAATAAAGTAGAAAGTACAATTATAAAAAATAATACTGTTTGGACTGTTCCTCCTTCTGATGTAGTATGTGCAGCTTGTGAGCACAAATATCAAATTGACATTGAAATCGATTACTCAAATTTTTTCGATCAACGCTAATTCAGGTCTCTGATTCTGACTTGCCAGCCTTATCGGAAAATTATGAAAATGATATTAAAAAAATAAAACATGAAGTATATAAACTCTGTTGGTATATGCGCGGAGGATTAGATGGTCATACTATGTTGTGTGACACAGACTTAGAAGATTTAGAAATTGTTAGTAATATAGTATTAGAAAATATTGAAGCTGTTAAAAAAACAGGAATGCCTATTCTTTAGGTGCGTCATCGAGCCAACCGTCAGGATACGCGCCATCAGAATCGGTAGTTGGAATAAGTCGGCCATCCTCAATTCCTGTCCGGATATCTTCATCTTTCTTCTGTTGATCAACATCAGCAGCATATGAAGACTGTTCCCCAGGGTCTGCCAAACCATGCGGTCCCCAAAACTCTATGGCAGACATTTCAAACCAATTAAGTAACATCCATTCGAATTTATCATCCACGAAATTTGAAATATCTGAGCGTACACCTCCTTGCGGGTCAGTAACGTAAGGCACGTCAAAGAATCCAAAAAATGTAAAATCAGTAAGAAGACTTGAAAACCATTTTTTTCCTGTGTTTGTAAATCCTATAGGTATAAATGCTAGAACACTTAAATAGAGGGCTGCTCTAACTATGGGTATTTTAGTTCCGTATTTTGCAGCTAGTTTTCTAAATTTCTTATCTAACTCTTGTTTTATTACGTCATCTCCGCGACTCGCAGCCCCCGCTTTGGTTAAACCCAATCCCAAGAGCTTTATACCTATACCTCCAACAACTGTGCCTAATGCTACAATACTTGCGCCGCTTACTGCTGCCGTAAAGAATATAACAGCACTTGCTCTAATATCAGTTATTCTTTGTGCATATGTAGCGAAATTAATTCCTTTTTCTTGATCTTCTGGTTTGCCAGCCTCTTTCCATTTCAAATGATCTTGATATTGATGCCAATAATTCATTGCAAGTGAGCGTGAAGTCAGGATGTATGTTATAGTAGAAAGGAAAGGAGTTATTAATAGAAGCCAAGGAGCAATATGTTTCAAATATCTAGCAGTTGCTTTAAACGCTTTCGCTTTATGGCTCTGGGCTGCTAATCTATTATATTTTTTTAACGCCTCATCATCTGCTGTCATCATATCTTTCTGGTTAATTTGTGCTTGAGACATTACATAAGCATAATCAAACGCTTCTTTAGTAACTGCTTTAGCATTTATCCACCCAGTCCCGCCGATACCGGACGGGTGAATCAAATGGACTTTTCTTAATGCGTTTTCGAGCTGGTCTGCAAAAGCCGCCATGGTCTTAGATTTTCCCCCCTTGATTATCGACCAACCAAAGACACCACGTTTTACTCGGCGCCACTTTCCCTCGGATTCATTAAATTGCCACCAATAAAATTTACCTTTGTGCTTGCCTACACCTTCAGTTTTAATTCTCAATTTGTCAGGAATAGCATTAGCAGGGGGTTGGAATTTCCAACGCCGCCACATATCAACCATCTTTTGCACCGCAGCTATAGATATGTAAGAAACACCTGCAGCAATCAACAGCTTACCTAGGATAACACCTGCACCAATAATAAAAGGTGCTATTTCATCAAGTCTTTGTTTTTCTTTTTCATCAAGTCTTTGTTTTTCTTCGTAAAGTACTATAAGCCTTTGTTTTTCTTCGTAAAGTGCTATTTCCCGAGAAGTGACAGTAATTTCGTTTACTTGCATGATATATTATGATCCATAAAGTTATCTAGTAGTATTTATATGAATTAAATAAATTAAATAATTCTACGATGCAAGAACATTATACAATTTTTAAGCGGATTCCTAACCAAATAATTATAGAAGAAGTGGGTAATGTCTACGATTATGGAGAAATTATGCCTACAATAGCAAATTTAAAAAGTAATGATCCGGAAGGCGAATTTTTTTATCAGATTGTTAAAACATCAACAGTAAGACCAGGCTTTGGTCGTGATCCAGATTTACATTAATTACATATTATAAATGAGCTAACGCTCATTTGTGTTTTCGCTTTGCTCTAACACTTTTTATTTGAATAAAGCAGTTAAGTTTCATGTAGATTGTTTAGTCAGACGGAACCTGTTATTAGATTCCATCTTCTCGCTTCATGTGAGTTTGCATAGACGAGATCGGAAGTAGGTATTTGACTTGCTCCTCGGGCTCTGACCTTTCCCAACCTACGTCGACATTACGAAAATACTGCTATCGCAGATTCTCGCTATCCCTTGCTTCGTTCCTCTGCAAAGGGTTTTTAGGAGCATATAGCCTATTGAACATCACCAGCATCTGAACATAGAATTCTATGTCCTCAAGGTGGATCGAGCAACCTCGATCAAACAGTGTTCTGTATCTTGCCTATGAGTTTTTTAGATGTTCTGTAAGAATTTTTGAACTGCCTACTCGTACGTTAATAATACCGTTATAGTATTCATCTGTTTCTAATACTTTACGGTCGAATTGTTCCTTTGCCTCTAGATAACTTAAAACGCCTCTGCTAGGACAATAATGTAAAATTTCTCTAGTAAAATTGTTTTTGCCTAATTTTAAAACATCTGCATTTAAATGATCACTAGAACCCCAATAGTCTTTCCAGTCACTTTCTTTGTATCCACGCCTTCGATTTATTTTACCTTTAAGAGGTGGTTTGCTTGTTTTAAACTTTGCTAGTTTTTTGCCTACATATTTTTTATTGTTGGTAAGATTTGTAATTAGATAAACAAAGCCTTCGCATTCTTCAGGTAATTCGTTTACTGATTTACCCCTATAAGTCCAATGCATATGGTACTTACCGCTACCTATTTCTTTTAGTCTCTTTCTTGATTTTATATGTTGCGTGTATTTCTTCCATTCGAATTTTAGCAAGTCTACGTATTTCTCGTAACCATTTTCGACTTGCAGCATGAGTTCGATGTGAAAATCTAGATTCAAAAGCATCATTTGCTTTAAAATATTCTAAGTATGCTTTAGTAAGAAGATCATGTGTGTCGTCTTCAATCATTATTCTATAATCTCTATATCATTTTCATAATTTGTAAAGCCGTTTTCTTTTATAACTTTCATAACATGATTAACCCTTCCTATTAGTTCGTCTTTATGTGAAATTAAAAATACATTTTTCTTTCTTTCGCGCCCCATTTTTTTAAGTACAGCCAACGAGTGTTCAACTCCTGCTGCATCCATTCCAGAATCGATTAATTCATCAATAAACAATAAATTAATATGTTGATATAAACTTTCCCAGACATCACGGAAAGCAAAACTTAATCCTAGAATTAATCGATTCCGTTCACCTCGTGACAAATTATCAAAATCTAAATCTTGTCCAAATTGCGTAATTGCAACATTTAAGTCATTAAGAAATAAAACTTGGTGTGCCAAACCTAATTTATTAAGATAACCAGCAAGTCTATTATTTAAATAAGATAAATTTTGTTCAATAATTTTCTTTCGAATAAAGCTATCTTTATTTGTTAAAAGTTTAAATAAAAATTCTTGATGTTCTTTAAATAGATCAAGCTCGTTTATAATTGCCCAATCAATTTCTTGTATTGCTTCAGTTTTTAATTCTTCTATCTGTTTTTCATACGGATCTTGTTCTTCTTCTTTGTTTAATAAAGATTGTTTAAGATTATCAACATTGCTCCGATGATCATATGCTTCTTTAATACTTTCATAAAAAGTATTTGGTTTTTTATTAATGTCGCCAATTTCTTCTAAGTCTAATACAACAGTAGACAGTTTTACGTTAATTTCTTGAGCATATAATTTTGCATCGTCTAGTTCTTTAGTTTTTTTAGATAAAATTTCTTCTTTTTTATCATCATGAAGTTCTTGTCCGCATGCATAACATATTGCATTATCTAATCCTGCGATATCTTTAGACACTTTATCAACAGACTTGTTAGCACGTTGTAGTGCAGGCTCTAGTGTGCTTAATTCTTTTTTAAGAGCCGTAATTTTATTATTATGTTCAGACCATTTTCCTAATTTTTCATGAAAATTTAATTCTGCATCAACATCTAATTGTTCTAATTCATTAATACCTGATTGTAATTTTTTAATATCTTCAGATTTTTTTGATAGCCAGGCTTTTTGGGTAGTTTGTAAATTTTTAATAGTAGCTTCAATTTTTGAATTAGCTGTTTCTATTGCATTTATTTTTATTTTTTCTTCTGTAATTGTTTCTTTAGTAATACGAAGTTGGTCTTTAAGTTTTTCTGCTTTTTCAGAAAGTATAGTAATACCTAATAATTGTTCTATAATATCTTTCTGATCATTTGTACGCATACTTAAAAAAGGTTCAGTATAAGTGTTTAAAGCAAGAATATGCTTAAACATATCATGAGACATTGATATTATTTTATTAATATCTTCTTGGGTTTTTCGACTATCCCCTTGTGATTCATCAATTAACTCTTGTTCTTGATTATTAATAAAAAATTTAAGTAAGTTGGGTCCGCGACCTCGTTCAATTCTATAAGTTATTCCTTCTATTGTAAAATGTAGCGTAACTAACATCCCCTTACCATTAGTTTTATTAATAAGGTTGTTACGCTTAATGTTTGTTAGTGCTTGGCCGTACAAGGCATAACTTAATGCATTAATAATAGTTGTTTTTCCTGTACCGTTACGACTTCCTGTATCGTCACCTCCTTGATCCAAGTTTTCGCCAAGCACTAACGTTAGTTGATCTTTATTAAAATCGATAGCTTGAGTTTGATTACCCACGCTCATAAAGTTTTTAACAGTAAGATCTTTAATTTCTATCATAATGTATATTCAAAATTTTGAGTTTCGTCATTAATATGGACTTGTTTTGCACCGTTGCTAATATGAAAATGAGTAGCCATCGGTGTTAATGGAGACAAAGTTACTAATCTTTCATACTTGTTTTCTATTGTCCACTTGTTTATTTTTTTAACAATTTCTTTACCTGCACCTTTTTTTCTTGACCATATCGTATATGCTATTACAATTTTACCACCTATTCTTGACATATAATCCATTTCTCTAACCGTATATGGTATTTCAGGACATATTGCAACGCAAGCAATTGATTCAATTTCATTATTATATTTTAGTCCAAATATTTTTCTACCGTGTGTAATTCTAAAACTTAATGTTAATTCAGGTCTTACAGGATCCTCTGATACATCTATGTTGTTAAGTTCAACTAGCTTGGAACCCTTAACCCATTTAAAAAAATCATTTACGCTATCTTTGATTTCTATCATATTATAATTCGTTATATATCTCTAGCAATGTAGTTTTATTAAAAGAATCAGATTCAATAGCAGAAATTTCTCCAGCTACTATTTGGTCAACACTTTCAAATTGCGCAATATCTAATTCAGTAGATATTTCTTCAACTATGTTTTGTGGAATTAGTGAAATTTCTCTACAATTGTGTTGTTTTGAAAATGTTTCTTTAATAAAACTAGCCTCTTCGTAAGATATCGGAACATCAATAGTAACACGTAGATACATTTTAGGTTTTATAATTTTTTGATCAGGATCTAATAGTGCAGATAAAGTAGTTGTACGATATTTTGGACAATCTGGCCAATCTATATATTCGGGTTCTTTATTATTTTCTTTATCTAATATCATCATACCTCGCTCGTCATCCCATACATCTGCATAGTTATGGGGGAAAGCGTTACCAATATAATGAATTTTACCTTTTTGTTGACGTTTATGGAAATGTCCTGAGAATACATATTCTTGATTTACAAAATGTTTTGCACGTAAATCACCATGTTCGGGCATTTGTATCATAGCATTCATATAAAAGCTAGGTAATTCAAAGTGTCCAAATATATATTTTGATTTAATTTTTTCTATTTGTTTCCATTCATCTCCTATTAACCAAGGAATTAGAGCAACATTATCTTTTTTTGTAATTTTGTTTATAACAGTAATACCAGGAATATGTTTACCAAATTCTATAGAGTGTATGTCACGTTTATCTTTGTAATATAAGTCATGATTCCCAGGAAAATAAAAAAATTGTTTAAAAGCCTTGCCTAATTTTTCTAAAGATTTAATTGTGGCCTTCATTGTTGTAAGGTTTATACTATTTCTATTATGATGCCAGTCTCCACAAAAAATTCCTGTCTCACAATTGTTATCTAAGGCTTGTTTAATAAACCAGTCTATAAAATCTTCACAATCGTCATTGTGAATTTTACTGTTACTTTTTAAACCAAAATGAATATCGGTAAATACCGCTGCTTTTTTGAACAAAATTAATTCTCCATTAAATATTTGTTATTAATTTAATAATTTTTTTTAATATGAGAATCTTGTTCTCTTTTTAAATTTGCTTCCCATTCTCCTGCATGTTGTCTAGTATAACTAGGATCCATGCCATGTTGTTCTAAAATATCATCTCTAATATTTTGATTACGTTTTTCTAAGTTAATAACACGTACAAAACTATTTGTTACAGCAGCCGTATAATAAGCAAATGGATTATTTGATTTTGATTCATCAAATTGTAAACCTATTTGAGCAAGTTGTAAAATAGCTTGCCCTTTCATTTCATCATTATAAGTATATCCTCGAACATTTCCTCTAGTAGCGTACCTATCACATAGTTTCATCCACATAGTAGCAAGTTTATCTGTCGCTTGGCCTTGATCTTTTGAAAAATATCCATTATCCATACCTCCTATCCAATGACTTTTGCCTATAACAACGAGTTCATTGTCATCGTTAAATTTATAGTGTTGAAATGGAGGGAAATTAAGTTTAACTTTGGTGTCTGCTATAGTTTTTGGATTTTTTTTACGACCCTTTTCTTCTGGAATATGATCAAAAGTCATAATTCTAAAAATTACGTCAGTTTTTTTTATTTTTTTGTAATCTTTTTCACAATCTGCAAGTTTTAGTTTTTCTCCTTGACTTTTTCTAGTATCATACTCTTGTAAACCTAATCTTTTTGCTTTATTTCTTTTTGCTGTAGCAATAGTTCTTATGTTTATTTTCTCTATGCTAAGTAAAATTATATCAAATTGATGATATTCAGGATCTATATAGCTATTAAATGTATTTTTTGATTTATGTATTTCTGCTAGTATGTCCTTGTTGTTTAAATAGTTTATTTTTTTCATCGTTGCTCCAAGTTAATGTATATTATAATATATGTAGTTAATTTTGTCAACTAAATAATGTATAGAAGAGGAATAAATTATGCCAGAACTTTTTTCAGATACCGGAATAGCAACAGGTCCGCCAGGTTTTACTAGAAGAGGATCAAATCCGTCTCGGGTTAATATTCCAGGGGCAGGTAGTTCAGTTGCACAAGCATCTGTTGCAAATACAGTAGGTTCAGCATTAAGAGTAGGCGAAAACATAGTTGATACAGTTAAACAAAATGTTTCTGATTTTGTTTCTGATACTGGTTTTGGAAAGGCATTACGATCACTTAATCTTTTTGCTGGTGCAGAGCTTCCTAATTTAGGTTTTGCTTCAGCTACAGTGGGCAGAGGCCCGCAAGATTGGCGAGTTAGATTATCATTACCGTCTACAATGAAAGGTTCCCCTATTATTAAGCCGTTGCTCGAAACCAATGGTTTAGTATTCCCGTACACACCACAAATAATGATGCAACATTCTGCTGCATATCAGTCAATTACTCCTGTACATAGTAATTATCCTTATTTCGCTTACCAGAACAGTCAAGTGAATAGTATAACAATAATGGGAGATTTTTTAATAGAAAATTCATTAGAAGGACAATATTGGATTGCAGCTATGCATTATTTGCGTTCTGTTACAAAAATGGCATATGGTGAATCTGCAAACCAAGGGAATCCTCCACCTGTAGTTAAATTAAACGGTTATGGAGATTATGTTTTTAATAATATTCCTGTTATTCTTACAGAGTTTACATGTGAGCTAGGTCCTCAAACAGATTATATGGAAGTACCAGTAGGTTCAAAATCTAGTTGGGTTCCTATAAGAAGCAATATTACTGTAGCAGCTCAACCTCTGTACAGCAGACGAGCAACTACTAAATTTAGTTTAGATAAGTTTGTAAAAGGTGACTACATTTATGATAAGAGTGGATTTATTTAATGGCATTTTATGACGAAGAAAGTCCCTGGACTAATACAGCAATAGTTAATAGTCAATATTTAGATCTTCTAAGTATTAGGTCTGTACCTGCAGAGGCTGATGATATTGTTTATACAATAGAAAACCAATATATGTATAGACCAGATTTGTTAGCTTATGACTTGTATGGCACTATTAAACTTTGGTGGGTTTTTTCTCAGAGAAATATGGATATAATTAAAGATCCTATATATGATATGCTTCCTGGAGTTAAAATTTTTCTTCCTAAAAGTTCTAATTTAGCAAAGACATTAGGAGTATAAAATGGCTGTTCAAGTTGATAATTTTGGAAGTTTAGTAAAAACTCCTACCGGTCAGATAGTTACTACTGCAAGAGCAGCCGGTGCAGAAGCTGTGCGTATATCAGGTGATATATTAAATTCAGCACATATTTCTCCTAATGGAGTTTTAAGTTCTGTAGAAGGAGCAGTAACTGAACTGAAAAGTGCTATAGCTGGTGTAGATAATTTTACAAATTTTTCAAATAACGTTGGGGGTCAAAGTGCAGTTTCGACAGCCGGACAAGGACACCCAGGTGATAGAAGTGGTGCTGAACCACCCTGGGAAAATGAATTAGAAAAATTTGTAAGTTATAGTTCTATTTTTACGTTGTCGTGTTTAACTACAGAAGATTTAAATTTACCTGATTTTAGTTATAGGCAAAAGCCACCAGAGCATATTATTTTAAGAAGTGGAGGTACTGGAGGTGACAAAGTAAAAACATTACAGGAAAGTGGAACAGGCCCTCCAGGAGGAATGGGATCAGGAGCAGTAGAATATTATATAGATGATGTAGAAATAGAAAGTGTAATTTCTCATAATAAAGCAACTAGACAATCAAGAGCTGTAGGTTTTACTTTTAAAGTTTTTGAACCTTATAGTATGGGAATGTTTAATGAAACATTGCAAGTAGCAGCCATAGCAGCAGGTCATAAAAATTATTTAGTAGCTCCTTATTTGTTGTCTGTAAAATTTGTAGGTTGGGATGATGATGGCAATTCTCAACAAGCAAAAAATTCTGAGAGGCATTTTCCTGTTAAACTTGTTGGAAGTGAGTTTAGTGTAACAGAACAAGGAAGTACATATGAAGTGACAGCAGTACCTTATAATCATAAAGCCTTTGCAGATAAAACTCAACAAGTTAAAACTGATTTATCTTTAAAAGGTAGTACGGTTAAAGAAATTTTACAAACCGGAGCAGAAAGTTTAGCAACAGTTTTGAATACACGATTACTTAAAAGCCAAGAAGCAAAACAAATACCAAAAGCAGACAAATATGTAATAATGTTTCCTACTAAAAATAGTAGTCGTAATGAATCTATGTTAGGTGGAACATCGGATACAACAGCTGGAGCAACAACTTCTGTTGGAGAAGGAACTATTAAAACTGTAGATGAAAAAAGAAAACAAGAATTATTTGAAAGTGTAGGAGGTTTATTAAATAGTCCTGTTCCAGCAGACTTCCAAGCAAAGATAGATCAATTATTAGGTATTACAATTACACGATCAGAAGTAGGTGAAGCTATTAGAACATTTGCAGAAAAACCAGGTAATGTTAATCCTATAGGTAAATCAAAAATGGTAAAAGCTGCAAACGAGTCAGGTAATGTTCCTTTTACTGCTGCAAATACTGCTAAAGTAGACAATCAGAAGCCGCAGCCACCTGGCGCTCCTGGATTTACACCCGTATGTAGAAGCAAATGTCAAATTTCTCCAGATGTTAGAACTTTTCAATTTCCACCTGGAAAAAAGATTCAAGATATTATAGAGGAGGTAGTGCTTGCTAGTGAATGGGGTAGATCGATTAAAGATAGAATGGAACAGCCAGATCAATATAATATGGTTGATTGGTTTAAAATTGATGCACAAGTATATAATATAGCTGATTCAAAAACAGTAGACGCTAAAGGAGATTCACCTAAGGTTTTTGTTTATAGAGTATTGCCTTATAAAGTAAGTGCAAGTAAATGGGCTGCTCCAAGTAAAGCGCAACCTGACTTAACAGCTTTAAATAGAGAAGCAGCTAAAGAATATAATTATATCTATACAGGTGAAAATAAAGATATATTAGATTTTGATATTAGATTTGATGCTGCATATTATGTAGCTATAGGTGCAGCACGAGGTCAAAATACAGCCGCAGAAAAAAAAGCAGGACAAGCAGAAATGGTCGCTGGACCATTCCCTTATCTTTCTAAATCGAACACAGGTGATAGTGATAAAATTTCTAAATCAGGTTCTGCACAAGTGGATGATACACATACTAATTCAACAGGAAAATCAGGCGGTGGCGGCAAAGAACATGTAGAAACCCAACTTGCAAGAAATTTTAATGATGCAGTAATAGATAGTCCCGCTGATTTAATTCAAGTAGAATTAAAAATTTGGGGAGATCCGTATTATCTAGCAGACAGCGGCATGGGAAATTACATAGCCGAACCAACTTCTCATATTAATATAACTAAAGACGGTAGTATGAATTATGAAAATTGTGAAGTAGATGTTAGATTAAATTTTAGAACTCCTTTTGATTATGGAGATGAAGGTTTTATGGAATTTCCATCAATAGGACAACAACCAGTTAAAGCATTTAGTGGGTTATATCAAGTAATTCAAGTTGCTAGTTCCTGGAGTGGTGGTGAGTTTACTCAGAATTTAACTATGATAAGACGTCGGAATCAAGAAGTAGATATGAAATCTAAAGGAACCAAAGGCGGCAATGCTCTTATTACTCAAGGAACTAAAGAAAATAAAATTGATAATGATCCTGGCACGGCAGCAGCAATATATACTTAAAGGATTGATGTTATAAAATGGCACAAGATACAAGAACTCCAAGTGTTGATGTACAGGGTGGTCCTTATTTGGCAACTGTTATTAGTCACCTTGATACCAAGTATATGGGTGGATTAGAAGTAGAACTATTAAAATTATCAGAATCAGGAAATACTACTTCAGGAACAGGACAAATTCTTCAAGTAAGTTATTTGCCTGCTTTTTTTGGAGCAACGCCTTTTAAAGATGTTACTAAAAATGATGGTTTTCAAAATACACAGAAAAGTTATGGACTTTGGGCAATACCACCTGATATAGGAACTACTGTTTTAGTAACTTTTGTTGAAGGTAATCGAGCAAATGGATTTTGGATAGGTTGTGTACCTGACGAATTTATGAATTTTATGGTACCTGGAAATCCTGCTACTACTTATAATTCAGATGATAAAACAAAAATGTTACCTGTAGGTGAATATAATAAACGTCAAAAACAAAAAGGTCAAGATCCTACACAATTTGTTAAACCTGTTAATACAGATTTTAAAACCGTATTAGATACTAATGGATTAATTTCTGATACTATTAGAGGTATTTCTACGTCAAGTGCTAGGCGAGAATTACCTAGCACAGTATTTGGTTGGAGTACACCAGGACCTTATGATCGCCGGCCAGGCGCTCCTAAAGGAAAATATGGTAAAGGTGGTGAACAAACTATTATAGCATCTAGTAGGTTAGGAGGAACATCATTTGTTATGGATGATGGTAATGCTTCTTTACTTCGCAAAGGTCCTGCAAGTACTACAAAATCTGAATATGTAAATGTAGAAGCAAAAGAAAAAGGCGGCGATCCTACTTTGCCTGCTAATGAATTAGTGCGATTTAGAACAAGAACAGGCCATCAAATTTTATTGCATAATACAGAAGATTTAATTTATATTGGAAGTGCTAACGGTAAGACTTGGTTAGAATTAACATCAAATGGAAAAATAGATGTTTATGCAACAGACAGTGTGAGTATTCATACAGAAAATGATTTAAACGTAACTGCTAAAAGAGATATTAATTTAGATGCAAAAAGAGATATTAATCTTCGTGCCGCTAGGCATCTTAATGGAACAGCAGGATTTACAGATGAAGAAATAGAAGCTTCTAGGCAGAAGCACATACCTGACAGATTCGAAGAAGGTGAAATACATTTTCAAGCACAAAATACTTTTTATATACAATCACTAGAATCTGCTATAAATGTTAAATCTGAAGATTCTACTTTTGTAGAAGCAGTCGGAGGTTCTATACAAATTAAAGCTAAAGCAAATACTATGATTGCATCTGGGTCAAATTTTCATAATAATGCTGGAGCAAATATTACAGAAACTGCTACAGAAATTCATATGAATGGTCCTGTAGCAGCTATAGCTGGATCTGCAGAATCCGCTATGCTATCTAAGATTCCATTAAGAGTTCCTCAAAAAGAACCCTGGGCTGGACATGAAAATTATGATCCTGTAAATCATGTTCCGGATAAGACAGATAATGATAGTGCTACTAGTGTTAGAATGCCTGAAGACCTAGAAGAAAGAATAAATGATACTCCTAGGCAGATTTCAACTGCTGGTCAAACATTTCAAGATGGAACTAAATTACTAGACCTTGCAGCAGAAAACCAAGCAAAGAAAGATCCATCTAAGAAAGATTGTGGCGAACCACAACCTGAACCACCTATAAACACCGCTAATCAAACGATAACGGCGCAAGGCGGTCCACCAAGATAAGAAGTAGCAAAGGAGAAATTAATGCCAGGAGTAGTTAGAATAAACAAAGATGTACATGTAGGTCATGCATCACCTACACCAAATCCGTTTCATCAGACAGCATATGCTACAGGTAGTCCGGATGTATTTACTAATAAAGAAAAGACAGTACGAATAGGTGACACAACAGCATGCGGTGATCCAGCCGCTGTGGGTTCTCCTAATGTACTTGTTAATAATATACCAGTTCATCGAAAAAATGATGCTACTGGAGGACATGCTAGTTGGGTACCAAATGCAGCTAAAACTAGCTCTACTGATGTATTTGCAAACGGAAAGGGGTAAATTTGTAAGGTAAATATTGTTATGAGTACATTAGAAAAGAAAATTTATGCAGAAATAGTAGTTCCGGGAAATAAAAGCCTTGAAGTTACTTCTCAGAAAGTATCATATAGAGGATTAAGTACTGTTAATCCAGAAAACTCTAGTTTTACACTGTATGATATTTCTTTGATTAAACAAGATTTAATAAACCATTTTCATATTCGTCAAGGAGAAAAATTAAGTAATCCAGAATTTGGAACAATTATTTGGGATGCTTTATTTGAGCCATTAACTGAACAACTAAAAGATGCTATTGCATCAAATGCTCAAAAAATAATTAATAATGATCCTAGGACCAATGTAGATAGTATAATTGTTGATGAATATGAAAAGGGTATTCAGATAGAATGTACTTTAACGTATTTGCCTTATAATATATCAGAAACATTAAGATTAACATTTGATGAAGAGGCAGGGTTCTTAACAACATGATTTATAATATGCTCTGTTTATTGTATTAAATAAATAGTTATAATTAAGGAAAGTAATAATGTCGGCAACGGATAGACAAAACAGATTGTTATTAGCAGAAGACTGGAAACGTGTTTACCAGTCCTTCCGTCATGCAGATTTTCAAAGTTATGATTTTGATAATTTAAGACGAACTATGATAAATTACCTTCGGGAAAATTATCCTGAAGATTTTAATGATTATATTGAATCTAGTGAATATCTAGCATTAATTGATTTAATTGCTTATTTAGGTCAAAATATTTCTTTCCGTGTAGATTTAAACGCAAGAGAAAATTATTTAGAACTTGCAGAGCGCAGAGAATCAGTGTTACGTCTTGCACGATTACTTTCATATAACCCAAAGCGTAATCAATGTGCAAATGGTCTATTAAAGTTTGAAAGTATTGTTACTACAGAAGAGATACTTGATTCAAATAATGTAAATTTAACAGGTCAGACAATTGTATGGAATGATCCTACAAATCCTGATTGGTATGAACAATTTATAAAAGTAATAAATTCTGCATTGCCTGCTAATGCCAAATTTGGTAGACCTATAAAAAGGGGAACTGCTAATGCAATTCCTACTGATCAATATAGATTGCTTAGTACTAATGAAGAAATTCCAGTTTATGGATTTAGTAAAAATGTAGACGGTCGTGCAGTAAGATTTGAAGTTGTATCAACTGATCTTGTTGCTAGTATAATAACAGAAGAAGCACCGTTTCCAGGAAATAATTTTGCATTTTTACATAGAGATGATGGTAGAGGACCTGCTAGTAGTAATAGCGGATTTTTTAGTCAATTTAGAGAAGGTGTAATAGATGAAGGTGTTTTTACAGTAAACAATCCAAGTACTAGTCAGGTTGTTGCAATTGATGCTATTAATATTAATGAAACAGATGTTTGGCTTTATAAATTAGATAGTTTTGGAAATGAATCAGAACTATGGACAAAGGTAGAATCGGTTGAAGGTAATAATGTAATTTACAATAGTGTAAATAAAAAACTTAGAAACATTTATGCTGTATTAACTCGTGTAGATGATCGTATTAGTTTAATTTTTGCAGATGGTACATTTGGAAATTTACCTAAAGGTACTTTCCGGGTTTTTTATAGAGTAAGTAAAAATGAACGTGTTATAGTTACACCAGATGATATGCAAGGAATTAATGTTACTATTCCTTATCTTTCTAAATTAGATAAAGTAGAAACTTTAACTATAACGTATGAATTAAAAAATACAGTAGATAATGCAACTACTAGTGAAACAAATGCAAATATAAAGACAAATGCACCTGCTACGTATTATACACAAAATAGAATGGTTACTGCTGAAGATTATCAAATCTCACCATTAGGAGTTAGCCAAGAAATTATTAAAGTAAAATCCGTTAATAGAACAGCTAGCGGTATATCTAGATATTTTGATTTAATAGATGCTACAGGAAAATATAGTAAAACAAGTTTATATGGTACAGATGGTGTTATATATCGTGAAAATATTAATCCTCAAACAGCTTTTACTTTTGTTACCAAAACAGATATAGAAGGTGCAATTGTAAATAATATAGAACCCATTTTAAAAGATAAAAAATTAAGAAATTATTATTATGGAGAATTTCCTAAAATTCCATTAGAGGATTTAGGAATTAAATGGGTTCAATCAACATCAGCTACTAATTTAAGCACAGGGTATTTCACAAATACTGATGGTTTAAAATCCCAATTAGGAACATTTACTACTTCACTTTTAAAATTAGTAGTTCCGGGTTCTTTGATTAAATTTTTACCACCAACAGGTAAGACTTTTCTAAATAATGAAGTAGTTTCAGGAAGTTTCCAAGGAAAGAAAGGAGTTATAGATTATCGTTGGGTTAAAGTTTCGAAAGTATCAGGAGATGGAACAGTTGTTGCTTCGACAGGAATAGGCCCTGTATTTTTAAATGATATTATCCCATCAGATTCTATATTAGCAGAAGTACGTCCAGGACTTGCTTTTTCTTTAGAACAAGATGTTGCAACACAATTAATTGATCAAGTTTTTGCTTATAAAACGTTTGGATTGAGATATAGTACAGACTCGCAGTCATGGAGAATTGTAACAGAAAATAATTTAAATGTTATTAGTCCTTTTAGTACAGGTAAGCAAGGAGATGTATCAAATCAACAGTTAGATTCAAGTTGGTTATTATTATTTGAAACCAACACAGAATCGTATACAATAACAAATCGTGCATTAAGATACATTTTTGAGAGTGATCAAGAAATGCGTTTCTATTTTGATTCAACAGATAAGATTTATAATAATATAACAGGGAAAGTTGTTAAAGATAGAATAAGTGTTTTAAATATTAATACTAAACCTGATGATGTAAATCCATTTACTGTAGATTTTGATTGGGAGCTTACAGAAGAATATAGAGATGCTGAAGGGTATGTAGATAGTAAAAAAATACAAGTTACTTTTTTTGATACAGATGATGATGGTGTTGTAGACGATCCAGATATTTTTTCAACAATAGTTAATGAAACTGTTTCTCCGTTAACCAAATATATTTTTCAACAAAAAGTTATAACATCTGATGGCGTAGAAGATTTCAATTATGTTAGTAGTAGTTCTATAAGTGTAATAGTATTAGAAAGTGAATCTTATTTGCAAGCCTTAAGCACCTATTCTAATAGTCAATTATTTTATTTTACTAGTGTTGATTTATTTAAAATATATAACAGTACTACAGGAATATTAGAAGAAACAAGTAGCTATCGAGCTAGGATTGGAAGAGATGAAATTTCATTTCATTATGAACATGCTGCTGATGATAGTTCGAGAATCGATCCAAGTGCAAGTAATATTATAGATGTTTATATTTTAACTAAAGGATATGATACTAATTTTAGATTGTTTTTAGCGGGCACAGGAGCGAAACCATTACCAGCTAGTTCTGATAGTTTATTTTTATCTTATAGTGAACAATTAAATAAAATTAAATCATTAAGTGATGAAATAATTTATCATCCTGTTAAGTATAAAATACTTTTTGGAGATAAAGCTTCAGACGATTTACAATCAATTTTTAAAATAGTAAAAAATCCAAACATAGTTTTAAATGACAACGATATTAAATCGCGAGTTATAGCAGCTATTAATGAATTTTTTGCATTAGAAAATTGGGACTTTGGTGAAAAGTTTTACTTTTCAGAGTTAGGAAGTTATGTAATGTCTGATCTTGCTCCTGATTTAGTAACATTCTTAATTGTTCCTAAACAAGAAAACCAAGTTTTTGGTAGTCTGTTTGAAATTAAAGCAGAAGTTGATGAAATTTTTATTAGTGGTGCTACAGTAGATAATACAGAAATAATTGACGCCGTAACTGCTAGCAGATTAAAAGCACTAGGAGGTAGTGTAGTAACAACTAGTACATCAACAAGAGCTGGTATTCAAAGTGTTTAATTTCAAGGAAGTTAAGAATGGCATTCGAAAATAATCAAAAAGATTTTCCATCGCCCGTTGGAGACGATAACGCCAAACGAAAAAGCGAATTTCATTTGCCTAGGTATTTTAGAACAATACCTAATAGTAAATTTTTATCTAGTACTTTAGATCAATTAATGCAACCGGGTGTTGCAGAAAAACTTAATGGGTATTTTGGAAGAGAAACAGCTAAATCGTTTAATCAAGAAGATAATTATATTGGAGATATAAGCCAAAATAGAAAAGATTATCAATTTGAACCAGCAACTATTATAAAAGATGATTTAGATAATATAGAATTTTATGAAGATTATAATGATTACATTTCTCAATTAATAAGTTTTAATCCTACCTTAAAAGATCATAGTATTATTAGTACACAAGAATATTATTCTTGGGATCCTCATATAGATTGGGATAAGTTTGTTAATTTTAGAGAATATTATTGGTTGTCTAATGGCCCACAAAGTGTTGCCGTTCGAGGCCAAACTACTGAAGTTGTAAGTACCTATACAGTAACAATAGCTGACAATGAAGATAATTTTGGATATGTTTTTACACCAGATGGGTTAACGCAGAATCCTACTATAAAATTATATAGAGGAGTTACATATAAGTTTGAAATAAACACCCCAGGTTTACCTTTTACTGTAAGAACAAAACGTACATTAGATGACGAGTTTTTAATCGAAACTGAAATATCTGAACAAGGAGTAGAGACGGGCGTAGTTCAAATTATTCCTACAGATTCTACTTCAAACGAATTATGGTATGTAGCTGATAATGACATCGAAGCCGCAGGTTTAATAAAAGTAGCAGGTATTGAAGAAGCATCTTTTATTGATGTTGAAGCAGAAATTTTAGGAAAGAAAACATATACAACTGGTGCTGGATTTGAATTATCAAATGGAATGAAAATACATTTTATAGGAGATGTTGTTCCTGCAAAATATGCTACTGGAGAATTTTATGTAGAAGGCGTAGGAGATAAAATAGTTCTTATTCCTGAAGAAACATTAACTGTTCCAAGTGCATTTGTTGATAAAGTTTCATTCGAATTTGATAATGCAAATTTCGATCGGCTTCCTTTTGATGAAGCAATAGGTTATCCAGTAGTAAGAGATTATTTTCTTATTAATAGAGCCAGTAACGATGGAAACCTTTGGAGTAGATATAATAGATGGTTTCATAAATCTGTTGTTGAATTAAGTGCTAGTTTAAATGATCAGCCAGCAGAGCTAGATCAGTTACAAAGAGCAAAGAGGCCTATTATAGAATTTCAGCCAGGATTGAAATTGTATAATTTTGGTACTTGGACTAAAGGAAATGTAGATTTATTAGATACAGTTACTACAGATGTTTTTTCTATTATAGAGGGAAGTTCAGGTTATAATATAGATGGAGTAGATCTTATTGATGGAATGAGAATACTTTTCTTAGGTGATCCAGATCTGTTAGTATATGGTAGAATTTTTCAAGTAAAATTTATTACGTTTGCAGATGGTTCAGGTAGGGCATCTAATAGGCAGCTTTCTCTTATAGATGTTACAGATACACAACCGTTAGAGGACGAAGTAGTTTTAATTCAAAATGGTGATACTTATAAAGGATTGATGTATTATTATGATGGCACGAAATGGAAGCAAGCTCAAACAAAAACTAAAGTTAATCAAGCGCCATTATTTGAAATTTTTGATGAAAATGGTTATAGTTTTAATGACGAAACAGTATATGATTCTACAACATTTGTTGGGAATAAAGTGTTTAGTTATAAAGAAGGTACTGGTACTGTTGACACTGAAGTTGGTTTAGCATTATATCATCGAACTATAGAAAATGTAGGAGATATTACTTTTAATTTTAATTTATTAAATGAATTTATTGAGTTTCAAATAGATAATAAATTATATTATAAAGATACAGATATAGGATTTCTTAGAACTTATAGTAATAGAGAAACTTTTAAAGTAGGAAATGGTTGGCAGAAAGCATCAACGTTAAGTCAGCAATCTGTGATACGTCAATATGTATATGATAATACTTTAAATAAATTTGAAATAGATGTATATGAAAATAGTGCAAGTTTAACTGATTTAAATATTACTGTATTTTTAAACAATGATTTAAAATTTAAAGATATAGATTATACTTTAGAAACTTCTATTAATAATTTTGTTGAGATTACTTTTTTAGAAAGCATTAACACTAAAAAACTTGTATTAGGAGATAATATTGTAATTAAAACAACTTCTAGTGCAGTTAAAAATGATAACGGTTTTTATGAAATACCTAATAATTTAGAAAGAAACCCGTTAAACAATAATCTTAATGAATTTACATTAGGTGAAGTAAATGATCATGTTTCTACAATAGTAGAAGGTTTAACTGATTTTTCAGGAATATTTCCAGGTGCAAGTAATTTAAGAGACTTGGGTTTTGTAACTAATTTAGGTAAACGTTTTGTAAAACATAGCTCACCATTAAATTTAGCTATGTATCATTTATTAAACAGAGATGCAAATTTGCCTCAAGCAATTCGATTTGCTAGAAAAGAATATGCTAAATTTAAAAGATTGTTTTTACAAGTAGCTAATGATTTAGGATTTGAAGGACCAATAAAAGATCATGTTGAAAAAATATTAACTGAAATTAATAAAGATAAAATTAATTCTATGCCATTTTACTTTTCAGATATGGTACCAGGTGGATCGGTGAAAAAGACTACCCATGAAATAGAAAGTTCATCACAAATATATTTTGCACTTAGCCAACCGTTTACTTTAGAAAATTCAAGTCGACGAGCAGTACAAGTTTATAAGAATTCAAAACAATTAATTCATAGTAAAGATTATACTTTTAATAGTGAAGGTTTTTGTGTAGTTACAGCTTCAAAAGTGAAAGGAGATTTATTAGACATTTATGAATATGAAACAACTAATGGATCTTATGTACCTCCAACTCCAACTAAGTTAGGATTATATCCTAAATATGAGCCAGAACTTTTTATAGACACAACATATCAAAGTATAGTGCCAACAGGTACTGGTCCTTTTAAGATATATGGATATGTAGAAAATACTACAGAAACATTTAAAAGGAAAATAGGTTGGTTTTATCCATTATATACAACTGAGGCTGCTGCATCATCTGCAGATTTAACAGAACATAATGGAACAGGCTCTTCACATTCTCTTATAATTGAAGGCTTATTTAAAACTTTTTGGATGCCTGATAGTTTTACAAATTATGCTGCTAATAATACAGATGATTTTTCTTTATGGACTGAAGGTATTCCTGTAATTCAGGGCCACGATGGAAGTAAAATAATTGCTTATAAAGATTACAGAGATGAGTTAATATTAGAATTAGAATTAAGAATTTTTAATAATTTAAAAGTAGAATACGATACAGCTTTATTTGATATACATGATTTTATAGAAGGAACTTTTAGAAAAACAGCATATACTAGAGAAGAATCAAATCGTCCTATGTTATCTGATTTTATCGAATGGTTAAAATTAGTAGATGACGATTATACAGATAATCCATTTTTTGAAAGAACAAATAGTTTTACATTTAATTATAATTCTATGTCATCACCCTTAGGTACTAGTATTCCTGGTTTTTGGCGAGGCGTTTATAAAAAAGCATTTGATACAGATCGTCCACATTCACATCCTTGGGAAATGCTTGGTTTTACCTTAAAGCCTACATGGTGGGAAACAGTATATGGTGTTCCTCCTTATACAAGTGATAATTTAATTTTGTGGAGTGATCTAGAAAATGGAATAGTTAGAGAACCTAATAAAAAAATTAAAATATTAAAAAATTATTTACGTCCTGGACTAACAACATTTATACCAGTAGATTCAGTAGGTAACATAATAAGTCCAAATCTCAGCGGGTTTGCCCAAAATTTTAATTCAGGTACAATCGAAAATCCATTTAAATTCGGAGACGAAACCCCTATTGAAACTGCTTGGAGACGCAGTAGTGAATATCCTTTTTCGTTAATAACAAGTTGGTTTTTAAGCCAGCCTTGTAAAGTTTTAGCAACAGGATTAGATCGTGAACGTCAGACTAAAAATATTGCTAAACAGATTATATATAACGCAACCAAAAATCATATTAAATTATCTAATTTAGTATTTCCAAATACACATGTGGATGCGGCTCAAACTTATACTTCTGGATTAATAAATTATGTAGCGGGATATATGGCATCAAGTGTTGTTAAATCTTATACTACATATCAATCTAATTTAAAAAATATATCAAATCAAATAGGTTTTAAAATAGGTGGATTTACTGAGAAAGATAAATTTAAATTAATTTTAGATAGTAGAACCCCTTTAAATGAAGGAAATGTATTTGTTCCTAAAGAAAATTATTCAATTTTTCTTAATAAAAGTACCCCTGTAAAAACTATTAATTATAGTGGTGTAATGATAGAAATAAAAGAAAATGGATTTAAAATAAAAGGATATGATGATATATTTCCTTCATTTAAATATTTCAAAGCAGTTTCATTAGATAATGATGTTGTAATTACCATAGGCGGTGTGTCAGAACCAGTTCTTAAATTTGAAGGTGAAAGTTTTTATGCTGCTGGAGCAATAGTAGAATTTAATAATAAGTTTTATCGAGCTACAAAAGCACATACATCTGCTATTAATTTTAGTATTGAAAATTTTGCTAGCCTTCCTATTCTTCCAACTAAGGGAGGAAGAGAAATTACACTTAGAACAGAATTTAACACTCATATAGAATCTGAATTAGATTATGGTACAGTTTTACTAACAATTCAAGAAGTTGTAGACTTTTTACAAGGGTATGGCAAGTATTTAGAGTCATTAGGTTTTGTTTTTGACAATTTTAGAGGAGACGGTTCTGTTATAGATAACTGGCAAACATCTTGTAAAGAGTTTGCATTTTGGACTACACATGGTTGGGCAGAAGGAACTCTTATAAGTCTAAGTCCAGGCGCAAGTCAATTAAAATTTAAATCAGAGAATGCTGTTGTAGATAATATTTTTGATACATTTTTTGGTTATACTTTACTCAAAGTAGATGGTAAAAAATTAACAGAAGAATTTGTTATAGTGGATCGTCAAGATCCTAATGAATTTATTCTTAGGCCTAAAAATACAGCAGATGGTATTTTTTCAATAAAATTACAATTAGTTCAAAAAGAACATGTTGTATTATTAGATAATAAAACTGTTTTTAAAGATACAATTTATGATCCAGAACCAGGATATAGACAAGAACGAATAAAGGTTTTAGGTTATCGAACAACCGATTGGGATGGAAGTCTTAATATTCCGGGTTTTATATATGATGAATCTAGAATAACTGATTGGGAACCATATAGAGATTACTTTATAGGAGAGCTTGTTAAACATAAAGAGTTTTTTTATACAGCAAATAGTAAGATTCCAGGTAAAGAAGAATTTATTGATAAAGACTGGAATAGATTAGACGATAAACCTTCTTCACAACTCATTCCAAACTTTGAATATAAAACAAATCAATTTGCTGATTTTTATGATTTAGATAGTGATAATTTTGATACCGATCAACAAAAACTTGCTCAACATTTAATAGGATATCAAAAAAGAACTTATTTAGAGAATATTATTAATGATGATGTAAGTCAATATAAGTTTTATCAAGGTTATATTCAAGATAAGGGAACAAAAAACGCATTAACAAAACTTTTTGATGTTTTAAGTTCTGCAGATAAAGATAGTTTACAATTTTATGAAGAATGGGCTATTAAGCGCGGACAATATGGAGCAGCTGAAGGTTTTGAAGAAGTTCAATATATTCTTGATGAAAGTAATTTTAGATTAAAACCCCAACCAATAGATTTAGTAGAAACTATAACAGGAACTGAAGCAGATTTAATTTATAGAATTAGACCATTTGAAACATTTCTTAAACCAAAAAATTATAATCATAGTCCATTCCCTAAAACGTATATTGAACCAGATAAAGGTTTTACAAATGATAGTGGATATGTAAATTCAGAAGATGTGCAATTTATTGTCGAAACTTATGATTCTATACTAGATATCAACTTTGCTGAATGTAATAAGGGAAATTATATTTGGGTAGGAAATGATAAGTTAACATGGAATATGTATAAGCATGCTGATACTGACTTGGATATTGAAGCAGTAGAAGGAGGAGACACAGAATTTGTAGTTGTTTTAAATTCTACTCCAAAAGATATTGTTGAAGGTGAGTTGCTAGGTGTTTATGATTTAATTTCTACAACATTAGACCCAGCAGATAGTTCTTATGCAACAGTTACGCAAAGTACTGCTGCAATAGGTGCATTTTATAAAGTAAAAGATGTAACTGTAAATAAGATTACTTTTGAAACTACAGAAGAAGTAGAAAGTGTAGAGTCTTGTAAAGGGAAAATAAGTAAATTAGTTTCTGTAAGAACAGATACTTTACAGAATTTAAATATTCTTGCACAAACATTAGCTGAATCAAAATCTTTATTCTGGTTAGATAATGATGATTCAAATAGATGGGTTGTGTATGAGAATAATAAAGCATATAATAAATTACAAGATCTTAGTAGTTCTATTGATACAGCAGGTTCAGAATTTGGTACAACATTATCAACAAATTTAAGTAATACTGCTTTAGTAGTTGGAGCACCCGAAGAAGACGAAGGAAAAGTTTATTATTATAGGCGAGCTTCTAGCAATGGTAATTTTATATTACGACAAATTATAGTACCAGAAGAAGATTTTGCAACAGGATTTAAATTATGGTTTTCTGATATACTTTTTGTAGTTGGAGATCAAGTAAAATATAATAATGTATTTTATATAGTTAATACAGAACATACAAGTACAGAAGTATTTAATATAGCGTATTTTGATCAATTAACCCAACCAGATTTACAAAAATTTGGTGCGAGTTTAGATTTGTCTTTAGACGGAAAATATTTAATTGTAGGTTCTCCTAATGCAAGTAATTTAAAAACTAGATATAAAAGTGACTATGATCCTTCAATAGCATATACTCTTGGAGACATAGTACATTATAATTTTAAGTTATGGACAGCTATGGCAGCAATAGTGCCAGAAACTTCTTTTATAGAATTTGGTAGTTTTACTAGCACTGCTCAGTTAATAGAAACTATAGGAAATATTACATCAACTTCGGAACAAATACCTGGATTATTAACAGGAAGATATCCATTTACAACAACAACGGCAGATCATTTATTAATAAGAGCTCCTAAAGTAATGTATGATGGAGTAGATGTAAATGATGAAGTTATTTTAGAATGGAATACTTTTACAATAGCTAATCAATTTCAAGATGATTATATATTAAGACAACCGTTTGCAGGGCTTATACCAGAAATAAATGATACATTTTTAACAGGCACACATGTAGTTCAGAAAAAGATTGATTTAGTTTTATATCTTACTGCCTTTACAAATAAGCCAGTACTTGGAGATAAAGTAGAAACACAAACAGGTCATGGAATAGTGGTTTTTACTTATGAAGCAGATGATAACCTTACTATCTATATTAACAATGTAAACGGAACAATTAATTCAACAGATAGTTTGTTTTTAGAAAGTGGAGATTTTATTGGAGAGTATGTAATAGCAGCTCCAGTAGAAACAATAGATGTTTCTGAAGAGTATGGAGGTTATTGGTGGATAGATGTTCCTACATATAATGTGTTTAGTAATACATCTGATGAAGGAAAAGGTTTAGTTTTTAGCGATGTTATAACAGATAGTACAGTAACAAATAAATTTTATTATAATATTTTAGATTATAATAATTCTACTGTTGAATCTAGTCAAGATACATTAGGAAGTTATTTTAAAGTTTTAAGTTATCAAGGTTTTCCAGGACCCGACGGAGAAACTAATCCTATATTAAGTTCTAAATATATTATAAGAGCACCTAAAGATTTAACTGATACGTTATCTGTAGATGATCAATTTAGATTTTATATGCCATCTTTAGCAAGGTATAGTAATGGTTTTCAAAATGATCCTACATTAGTGAATTTAAATTATACTGATCTTAATAAAACACTTACAGTAGATCAATTATGGGAAGGTTATATAACATTTGATTTCACAAAATTTACTATTTTTGGAGATCCATTTGAGCCTAGAATAGGTGATACTGTAAGAGATACTACAACCAATGCTACTGCTGAAGTTGTTTTTTATCAACGTAGTGCATTAGAAGTAACAATATTTGTTAATAATGTAATAGGTAATTGGTCTAATGGAGCAGAATTTAGTGATGTTGCAGAAATAGAGTTTCTTGCTACCCCGGGTGATCCAGATCCTATATATCAAGTTGATCGTGTAATGGGAGAGATACAACATAAATCTTTAGGTTTAAGTTCAGAAGGAATAGGAAAGCTAATTGTAGTAGATAATGGTTCAAATATTCCGTTACCCTCCCAAAATATTTTAACGGATGTAGAATATTGGTTTTATAATCAAGGTACTGTACAGGGTGTACCTATTTTACCAAATGTTCCTTCTGCAGATAATAATGACTGGGCTAATACATATAGTATTCCTGTGGATTCAACATCGACTGCTAGTGGGTTTACTCACCAGGGAATGTTTAGTATTTACGAAACAGGAATTACAAATCGATTTAAGTTTACTAATGCGTTTACAGTTCCCGAAGCAGAAAATTATTTTTACTTAGGTAATGATGTTAGATTAACACAACATACAGATTTATATAGAGGGTTTGTAAAAGCAGGCAGCGACACAAAAGATAGTACTGTTTTCCCAGGAAGAATTTATTTTATTAAAAACGGAACAGATTTAAGTGGAAATACATGGGCTTGGGAATTAGGAAAAGAGAAAAGTTTCCAAGGAACACATTTACCTAGCATTAGTTATAATACTGATGATCTTGTATATTTAGATGGTAGTATTTTTAAAGCATTAAGTAATTTGGATGCTAAAGTTTTTGATTCAACAGAATGGACGCAAGTAACTACTCCATTAGATTATTTAGGATATGTTCCTAATAATACAGAAATACTTCCTATTTTTGATAGCGCAGATCCTAGTACCGTTTTAGACCAAGGTAGTTTATATAGTTTTGGAACTAAATTTGATGTTACAAATAATGGTGAAATTTTAACAGTTATTGCTGATTATCAGGATGCTAAACCAAAAGCAGTTGTAATTTATAGGTCATTTAATGGCAATTACCAAAGGCATCAAACAATACTTGCACCTGATCCTAATATAGGTTTTGGTGATGATATTTGTATTAGTAAAGACGGCGCAATGCTCGCAATAGGAGTTCCGCTAGACGATAGTATTAAGATTACACAAGGAAAAGTATTAATTTATACTCAAGTAAATGGAGAGTATGTCCTTAATCAAACACTTAATAGTCCCAATAATGAAAAAGTAGAATTGTTTGGAATAAAAGTTGCATTTGGAGAGGATACATTAGCCATAACTGCTAAAAATACAGATTTTATAGGTCATACTACCTTTGATACTAATTTAGATCCAGAGGCACCTTTAGTACCGCAAACTGTTTTTGATAATGATTTTACGTCATTTGCTAAACTATATGTAGATACTGGTACTGTATATTTGTATGAAAAAATTAATGATACAATGGTATATGGTCAACCGTTGGCTTTTGAAAGAGTAGATTCTACAACACAAAATTTATCTGTTAGTAAGTTTGGTACTAATTTATATGTGAATGAAAATCATGTGTATATCGGTTTACCAGATGTTTCTGTTGATACAAATTATATTGGATCAATTAGTGATTATAGAAAAATAACTTCAACTAAAATATGGGAAAAACATCGTGTTCCTAAAGATACTGTAGATGTTCATAAAATAAAGAAACTTTTCCTTTATGATTCTAAAACAAATGATTTTATAACATATTTAGATTGTATTGATCCAATTCAAGGAAAAATTGCAGGAATAGCAGATCAAGAATTAAAATATAAATTATATTATGACCCTGCTGTTTATAATTTAACTAATGAAGATCTATCTTTATTGGCAAGCGATGTTACTGTCAGTAACACAAATACTTGGGGGAAATATCAAGTAAATCAATTATGGTGGGATTTAGATAAAGCAAGATTTTTAAATCCATATCAAGAGAATACAATTTATAGTACTAATAATTGGAATAAATTATTCCCTGGAAATTCTATAAAAGTTTATGAGTGGGTAGGAACTAAGTATCTTCCATCAGAATGGGATGAGTTATCAGATACAGAAGAAGGTATAACAGAAGGAGTTAGTGGAAAATCTAAATATGGTGATAGCATGTTTGTTGCTATGCGAGAGTATGATTCAGTATCTCAAACTTTTTCAAACATGTATTATTATTGGGTTAATGCAAAAGCAACTGTACCTGATGCAGAATTCCGCACTCTTAGTTGTGCAGACGTTGAAAATTATATTAAGGATCCAGCAGCTCAAGGTCTTAAATTTGTTAATTTTATAAGTCCTAGTAGTTTTGTTATACATAATTGTGATAATCTTATTAAAGGAAAAGATATAGCATTTAGTACTGAGTATTGGATTATTGAAAATCAAAATATTAATATTCATAATCAATACCAATTATTCACAGAAGGACTAGAGACTAGTAAACCTAATAAAGATATTGAACGTAAGTGGTTTGATAGTTTAGTAGGATATGATGATTTTGGTAGGCCAGTTCCAGCTTTAAATTTATCTCCGAGAGAAAAATATGGAATTTTAAATGATCCTCGACAAACTTGGTTTGTTAATAGAGAAGAAGCTCTTAAACAATTAATTGAAAGAATTAATGGAATATTGTTAAAGAATTTAATCATAGATGATAAAGATATTACAGGATTATCATCTAAAGAACCAGAGCCTACAGTAAGTAGTTATGTATTTGATACATCGATTAGTACTTTAGAAGAATTAGATAGTGTAGGTACAGTTAAAATTACGAAGACTTTATTAGAACCTGTAGTTTCTAATGGAAAAATTATAAGAGTTAATATAACAGAGCCTGGTAGAGGTTATCTTGTAACTCCTACATACACAATTTCAGGAGACGGAATTGATGCAAAATTTCAATTAACAATTAATAGTGTAGGTGCTGTTACTGAAGTTGCTGTTATTAATGAAGGACAGAATTATACTAGTACTACTAGTATAAGTGTCAGACAATTTACAGTTTTAGTAAAAAGTGATTCCACTTTGCAAGGTAAATGGGCATTATATCAAAGAAATACTGCCAATACGGATTGGGAAAGAATACAAAGTCAAGCATTTGATGTTTCTTTATTTTGGGATTATGTAGATTGGTATGATACAGGTTATAATGAATTTACAACAATTGATTATTTAATAGATGCAAGTCATCAGTTACAAGGATTAGATGATGACACTGGAGATATAGTTAAAATAGCTAATATAGGATCAGGCGGCTGGCTTTTATTAGAAAAAATAGATGATGCAGATTTTATTGATTATACTATAAATTATAAAACTGTAGGTAGAGAAAGTGGAACATTAAAGTTTTTGTCTAGTTTATATGATAGTGCAACAACAATAGGTTATGATAGTGTAAGCTATGATACAAAATTTTATGACAATCAACCGGTTTCTGAAACTAGAAAAATATTAGAAACGTTACGGGATAAAGTGTTTATTGATGAGTTAGCTGTAGAATATAATAATATGTTCTTATCTAGTATACGTTATGTTTTCTCAGAACAATCTTATGTAGATTGGGCATTTAAAACAAGTTTTGTAAAAGCAAAGCACAATGTAGGAAATCTTGAAGAAAAAATTACCTTTCAAAATGATAACTTGGCTAGTTATGAAGAATATTTAGAAGAAGTTAAACCATTTAAAACTAAGTTACGAGAATATGTAAGTGATTATGATGCATTAGAACCTAGTAAAAACTTAATAACTGACTTTGATTTGTCACCTAATTATAGTAATGTTGCAAAAGCAATTATTCCGCATACTGCAAAAGTAATAGATAATATTATTGTAGGAAAAACTCCAGAATTAAGTACATATCCAAACAAAAATTGGTTAGATAATTTAACTTATCAAGTAATTTCAGTAAAAATAGCTGATGGCGGCAAAAATTATACATTCCCACCAGATTTGATCTTTAGTGATGGCGACAGTACTATAGCAGATGTAGGGTCTGGTGCAAAAGCAATAGCAACTTTAGGAGCTAATGGTGAAATTGTATCAGCAAAAGTAACTAAACCAGGGTCGGGTTATTTAAACGCACCGGTTATTGAAGTTAATGGAGATGGTACTGGTGCTAGATTAGTTGCTGTTATAGGTGAAGGTTTAGTTAGAAGTATGCACACTATTGTTAAATTTGATAGAGTAACAGGTGTATTTGTAATAACAAACCTTAATGAAACTGAAACCTTTGCAGGAACAGGTAGCACATATGTTTTTAATCTTATATTTCCAATGGATATGCGAACAAACACTATTGAAGTTTTAATTAATGATACGTTAGCATTACAAAGCGAATATACTTATAAAAACATTTTAGATACTACAAAAGGATATGATAGATATTATGGAAGAATAGAATTTGTAATTCCTCCAATTAATGGTCAAGAAATTAAAATTAATTATAAAAAACCTGTAGAATTATTACAAGCACAAGATAGAATTAGTTTATTTTATAATCCTACTACTGGTCAATTTGGTAAAGACTTAGCTCAGTTAATGGATGGAATAGATTATGGAGGAGTAGAAGTTAAAAGTTTTGAATTTGGAGGAACATCAGGTTGGGATTCTAATCCTTGGTATACAGATTCATGGGATACTTATGATACTACATTCGAAGATGAAGTTTTTGTATTAGACGGTTCTACAATAAGTGTAGAACTTAGTAAGCCGTTAGAAGCTAGTGTAGTATATAATTTATATCGAAATGGAATTAGATTAGATGATCCTAATTGGACAATTGATCCAGATTCAACATTAGTAGAAAATCCAAATGCTATTATGCGAAGTATTACAGGAGATGGAACTACCCAAACACTTGAATTACAGGAACTAGAAATTCCAACGCAAGCTGACGATATTATTGTTTTAAGAAAAACTACTAGCGATGGAAGTTTTATTTCCGACCCAGAAAGTTTTGATACTGCATTATCCGGCGGCAATCTTTTATATACTACTGCGACAGGGTTAAATGCAGAAGATATTAATGTAGACGGTGATGGTTTTATTACACCTACTACTTCAAAAGGCCCAGAAGAAGTTATTCCGGGACAAGTATTAGATGCAGTAGATATAACAGTTTTTGAAAGACCTACTACAGGTAGTAGTATAATTATTAATAAAAATCATGTAGGAGATGGTGTAACAACTGTGTATGAAATAGGTAAAACACCATTTACAGATTCTTCATTGCTTGTAAAAATAAATTCTGATATTATTCCTAGTAGTCTTTCAAGTGATAGTAGTCATGAAATAGAGTTTACTGTAGATTATAAAAATTCTACAGTAATTTTTAACATTCCTCCAGCAGATGGAGCGAGAATTAATTTAACATTAGTTGAACCTTCCGGTTTACAAATATTAGATATTGATAGTTTTGTTAGTGATGGAAGTTCAAATAGTTTTGAAACTAATGTGAGATGGTCAGAAAATATAGATTTTATTGCAAGTAGTAATGGCGTTAAATTAGATAGTGTTATTGTAAAAAGTGAAGGCAGTTATCCTAATAATGTTGAACTTGTATTAGCACAACCACTTAGAGAAGGCGATGTTGTTAGATATGCATTATTCTTAGGAACTGCTGCGAATGAAGAAGTGTTTAGTGAAGTTACAATTGACGAATTTATATCAGATGGTAGTACTACGACTTATGAGTTAAGTCAAACCCCCTTTAGTCAAGAACCTAGTGCATTTTATACCCTTGTTCAAGTAAAAGATAAGATACTTAATGCAGGATATAATCAAACTTTTACAATGACTTCAAGTAAAGAATATCAATTAGATTTGTGGCAAGCACCAATAGGAACTTTACAGAATCATAATGTTGAAGTTTACCTTAATAAAATAAAACTTTCTTATCCTGATCAATGGACATTTGTAGGAGCGGATAGTTTTGATGATGCATTTCCAGTAGATCAACAACGAGGTAGTGCTATAGTGTTAGATGATAGTATAGGGGAAGTAGGAGATACATTAGGAGTGTTTATAATTTCCGAAGGTGAATATAGATTTGGGTATCATGAAACAGATGCAGATTCTGCTCAATCGTTTATTTCTACTCCAGGAGTTTTATATTTAGATAGTCCTTATGATATAAATGATACAATTAAAGTTTATCAATTTAGTAATAATGCATATCAAAACTTTGATAGACAAAAATTTGAAATAGAAGAAAAAACAGAACTTACGGTAGGATCAGATGATTATTATTTCTTAAATAATCTTAGAGCAGGATTAATTGAATTAAGAACGCCCGCTGTAGATGCAAAATATGTTTGGGTAATTTTAAATGGTAATCTTCTTATGCCTAATGTAGATTATAGAATAACAGAGAATCGACGTTATGTTAGGTTACTAGAAGAACCAAAAGAAGATGATGTAATAGAAACATTGCATTTTGGTAATCCTACTGTTATAACAAAACATGGTTGGCGTCAATTTAAAGATATGCTTAATAGAAACCATTATAAGAGAATTGATGGTACTAAAAATTACCTACTTTTAAAAGATTTAAATTGGTATGATAAAACAATAGAAGTAATAGCAGACGATGACTTAACAGCGCCTGCTTCTGGAAGTCCATACCCAGGTGTTATTTGGATAAATGGAGAGAGAATAGAATATTTTATAAGAGATGGTAATGCATTAAAGCAGTTACGTAGAGGAACATTAGGAACTGGTGTTAAAGAAGTACATTCTAGTGGTACAGAAGTATATGAGCAAGGTTCAAATTCATCTATACCTTATAAAGATGAAACTATAACTACTATTTTTACAGGAGACGGAACTACTAGTATTTTTGAACTAGATTTTGTTCCACAAAGTATAAATGAATTTGAAGTATTTGTTGCTGGAAAACGGTTACGAAAAAATGCAATATCGTCGTATAATTTCGAAACTTTAACTGCACAAGATAGTCCAGAAGGAGATATAACACTTGCTGCAGAGTTTACGTTACAAAGTAGTGCTTTAACTTTACTAAATGTACCAGCAGAAAATCAAAAAATTATAGTAATTAGACGACAGGGGAAAATATGGTCAGAACAAGGAACACCGTTGAGTCAAGCAGATAATGATATAGGTAGATTCTTACGTGCTACAAGTGTTGACCTACCTCGATAAATACATTGACAGGAAATAAAATGAGAGACAACTTTAAAGAAATGAACGGAATTTTACTGCAAGGTTATATAAAAATTTATGACCCAGTTTCCAATTACATATTTGTAGACAAACGTAATGCAATTCATTACGAAAACATGAGTTTAAGTCTTGCAGAAAGTATAGGAAATGGCGGAGAAGGCTGGATTCATGAAATGAGCTTTGGAAACGGAGGAACTAGTGTAGATCCTACCGGAATAATTACGTATCTAACTCCAAATTCTACAGGAGTTAATGCTAGTTTATATAATCAAACTTTTACAAAAGTAGTAGATGATAGAAGTGTTAATAATCTAGATCCTGTTAGAAATAAAATAGAAACAAGACATGTAAGTGGTACAAATTATACAGATGTCCTTGTAACATGTTTGTTAGATTACGGAGAACCTAGTGGACAAGATGCATTTGATACTGCTACAGATAATGCTAGTTTGTATGTTTTCGACGAATTAGGTTTAAAAGCATATGATACAAGTGGAACAGGGAGATTGTTAACCCATGTTATTTTTCATCCTGTACAAAAGTCACTTAATAGACTAGTACAAATTGATTATACAGTAAGGGTACAAAGTCTAACTGGATTCAATGAGGAATAACTAGATGGCGTATACTATTCCATATACAGATGAACCAAATAAAGGTTCAATTACTGTAGAAGATCTAACTTTAAATCAAGAAACTACTCTTTCTATTCCAGGAAGAAATACAACAGCGTATGGTTCTGCTATTGCAGAAAACTTTTTACATTTATTAGAGAATTTTGCACATACTACTGAACCTGCAAGAGCTGTAGAAGGACAATTATGGTATGATACTACTGCTACATTAGAATCACTTAAGGTTTTTAATGGAGTAAATTGGGTATCTGCTGCAGGTATATATAAACAAATTAGTGAACCAGTGGGTAGCGAAGCTGCAACAATTCAAACAGGGGATTTATGGGTAGACACAGATAACCAGCAATTATATTTGTATTCTGGTGCAGCTTGGGTTTTAGTAGGTCCTGAATTTAGTGATGGATTATCAACTGGACCAAGAGCAATATCTATTATAGGTACAGATAATACTACATATACATGTATTGTATTAGAAGTTCTTGCCCAACCCGCTGCTATTATTTCAACTAGTACTTTTACACCAAAATTAGTTATAACAGGATTTTCAGTAATTTATCCTGGAATTAATTTAAGTAGTAAAGATATAACAGGGGCCGGTGTTTTAAAATATAGAGGTGTAGCAGAAAAAGCAGAAAGTTTAGTAGTATCAGGTCAAGAAATTTTAGCTGCTAATTTTTTAAGAGGAGATATAACTAGTACTACATTATTTCCAATAAATGTTCAAAATAATACAGGTATAAATTATGGTATTAATGCAGAATTAGGTATTGGAGTAGAAGGATCCGCAGGTATTATTCAACACCAAATTGAAGGATCTAATATTGACGTTCGTGTTAAAAATGCTGGTTTATTACAAACTGTATTAAGAATAGATTCAAATTTACGTTTAGGTGTTAATAATACAGCACCAGACGAAGCATTAGATGTAACAGGTAATGTAAAAGCAAGTGGTACTCTTAATATTAATGATACTACTGATAGTTCTACTATAGGAACAGGTAGTGTTATAACCAAAGGTGGTTTAGGAGTTGCAAAAAATGTAAACATAGGGCAAACACTTGATGTTATAGGAACAACAACATTAAGAGATTTAATGCCTGAATTACATAACACTTATAGCTTAGGAACAAGTGCTGTAAAATGGAAAAATATTCATTCTGTAACATTTACAGGTAATTTAGTAGGAAATGTAAGCGGTACTGTTTCAGGTAGAGCAGGTTCTGCTGATAAATTAACATCAGCAACAACATTTCAATTAACAGGAGATGTAACAGCTCCCGATTTTGTATTTGACGGGCAAGTAGGTGGTGCTACAAAAATTTTTAATGCAACTATTAGTAATGATATTATTGCAGGAAAAACTTCAGCAACTACTTCACAAGCAGATGATGAAATTCTTATAAACAGAACTTCAGGAACTGTTGGTCTTCATAAATTAACAAGAGCAAATTTATTTAATGCAGTTCCTATTAATCCTGCAGGAGTTATGTTACCTTATGGAGGAATTGCTGCACCAGAAGATTGGCTATTTTGTGATGGTACTGAATATCTTATATCGGAATATGCACAGCTTTTTGCTGCAATAGCTTATAATTTTGGTAGTGAAGCATCTGTAACAGCAGGATATTTTAAAGTTCCTGATTTAAGAGGTAGAATGCCTATAGGTAAAGATGATATGGGCGGAACAAGTGCCGATGTTATAGTAAATGAATCTGCAGATGTTTTAGGAGCACAAGATGGTGCTGAAACTGTAGGAATTGCTGTTTCAAACTTACCCGATCACGTTCATGATTTAAAAGGAGACGCACTTACACAGTTTTATGCTATTAATAATGTGACGTCTACACCAGGTGATACAGGAGCTTTCTTAGGAGATGGACCAGCTGCAACCAATGGTGGACAATATTTGCCCAATAGTGGCGGTGTAGAGTCGGGTGTATTAGGACAAAGTTTAGATGTAATGAATCCACATTTAATTATTAATTATATTATATATACAGGCAGGAGCATTGCATGAGTTATAGACTGAATAAAACTAATGGTGATCTACTAATTGATTTAGTTGATGGACAAATAGATACTACAACAACTAATTTAACGCTAGTTGGACGTAATTATAAGGGTTTTGGTGAATTTTTAAATGAAAATTTTATTAAATTATTAGAAAACTTTTCGGGTTCTGCCGCTCCAGGAATTCCTATAACAGGACAGTTATGGTGGGATACAAGTGAGCAACGTTTAAAATTATATAATGGAACAACGTTTAAAGCAGCAGGCGGTCCTATTGTTAGCAGTCAGCAACCAACCGGTTTAGTTGCAGGCGATCTTTGGATAGATAATGATAATAATCAATTATATTTTCATGATGGAACAGATTTAGTTTTAGTAGGCCCAGAGTTTAAAGCAGGACAGCAAAAAACTGGATTTGAAGTACAATCAGTTATTACTACAGTTAATGTTACAAAAACAGCTTTAAAATTATATATAGGTGGCACACTTGTAGGAGTGTTTGCAGATAGTCAATACTATGCAGATGTAGTTAATGGTGTTCCGGGATATCCAGAAGATCCTCTTGATACACAAACTCCAAAAAGACAACTTTTTAAACAAGGATTTAATCCAGTTACTTCTGCTTTTATATATAATGGAACAGCTACTTTTTCAAAAGGATTAGTAGATGATAGTGGAAACGAATTTACAGATGCTAATTTTATGCGAACAGATCAAGCTACATCAACTTCAGGTAAATTATCTATTAAAAATACCAATGGTTTAGCAATAGGAATTGGTGATAATGAATATGGACTTTTAAAAACAAATCCTAGCACTCAAGAAGTAGAATTAGAAACTCAGCAACAAAATACTGATATTAATTTAAAAGTACGTGTTGGTAACACATTTGTTTCAGGTTTATATGTAGATGCAACTAATGAAAGAGTTGGAGTATTTAATAATGCACCTACTGTAAAATTAGATGTTGCAGGAGCTGGTAAATTTACTGGTGATTTAACAGTTACCGGAAATTTATTAGTGCAAGGTGATACTACATATTTGAATGTATCAACTTTGCGAGTTGAAGATAAAAATATAGAATTAGGTATATTAGATGATAGTACTATAAGTAATGATGCCGCTGTCGATGGAGCAGGATTAACAATTAGATCAAGTGGCGGCGACAAAGAACTATTTTGGATAGATGCAACAGATAGTTGGACATCAAACCAAGATTTTAACTTAATAACACATGCTTTAAATCCAACACCTGAATATAAAATAGATGGAGCACTTCTTTTAAGTCAAACTACTCTTTCTTCAACTGTTACCTCAGCAACTGGGTTAACACAAGTAGGAACATTAACGGCTCTTGCAGTAGATGATGTAACTATAGACGGAAGTACAATTACTACAACTGCTAGTCCACTTCAAATAGTAAGTCAAGGTACTATTACTGTTAATAGTAAGAAAATTGCAGGAGTTACAGATCCAACTTCTGCTCAAGATGTAGCAACAAAGAATTATGTAGATGCACAAATAGATGCAGATAATATAGGTTTAAGTTTAGATATAACAGGATTTAATAATCCCTTTGTCCCAGGAACGAATGTAGGTCCAACAGTTGATGTTCAAGGTGTTTTAAACGTTGTTTATCCTTCTAGTACAAAAAATGGGGCAACAGCTATTATACATTGTTGGCATCCTTCGGGCCCTGCTAGATATACTATGACTTTTACCAGCGATGGGTCTTCTTGGACGCATGCGAACACGAGTAATTATCCATGATGCTGATAAATACTATTAAATATGTAGCATATTAGGGGTTAAAAATAAAATGGCATACACAATTGACAGATATAATAATACCCAGCTAACAGTTGTTGAAGATGGAACTATTGACCAAACAACTGATATAAAATTAGTTGGTAAAAACTATGCTGGGTATGGGGAGATACAAAATGAAAATTTTGTATTTTTGTTAGAAAACTTTTCGGGAGCAACTCCTCCACCCAAAGCACTTTCAGGACAGATATGGTTTGATAGTTCCGTAAGAAAATTAAAATTTTATGATGGTACAAAATTTCGTACTACAGGTGGTGCAGAAGTAAGTGCTACAGTTCCATCAGGATTAACAGAAGGTGATTTTTGGTGGGATACAGCAAATGAACAATTGTATGCATTTAATGGAACAGATTTCATCCTCGTCGGACCCCAAGACGCAGGTGATTCTTTAACACAATGGACAAGTAGTACAGTAAAAGATGACACTGGAGCTACTCGTGCAATTATTAAAGGTATTGTAAATGATGAAGTAGTTATAATTTTAAGTTCATTAGAGTTTACAATAGATTTAACAGATCCAGCTAATACTATTCCAGGTTTTGATAGAATCAAGAAAGGTTTTACTTTAATAAACACTCTTAATGCTACAGGAGGTGTTACATCAACTGATCATATTTATTGGGGTACATCTTCAAATGCATTGAAATTAGGAGGAGTAGAAGCTTCGAACTTCCTTCAAACTGGAAATGCAGAATTTACTAGTTTAGCAGAATTTGCAGATATAGGTATTGCTATAGGTGATTCTAATGATTTAAGAATTTTAATTGAAAACGGAAATGAAGCTGTATTTGCTAATGAAGTAGGAACACTCATTTCATTTAAAGCAAAGAATAGCTTAGGAGTTGTAAAAAATCCGTTAAGAATGTATTCAAATTCTGTAATTCCAGGGTTACAGAGTGATGAAATTACTACAGAAGTTGTAACATTAGGTAGTACTGATCATAAATTTAATAATGTTTATGCAGACAATTTTACAGGATTAGCAGAAAAAGCTACAGCACTAGTTGTAAGTGGAACTAATAGAACAGGAAGTGAAACATCAAGTTCAGGAACTGTTGCAGTAAGAACGTCTGTAGAAGAAGTAATAAATTCTCAAACAATACCAGTTGGTTCACTAAAAGCAGCGTATTTTGTAGGTATAGCAACACAAGCACAATATGCTGACTTGGCAGAAAAATATACTACTGATACACTTTATCCACCAGGAACTGCAATGGCAGTTGGTGGTGAAGGGGAAACTACAGCAGCATCTTCTGAAGATATGTGTATAGGTGTAATTTCTGAATCACCTGCTTATCTTATGAACGGAGACAGTGAAGGTCAAGCAATAGGATTAACAGGACGCTTACCAGTTCGTGTTACAGGACCTGTTGATAAAGGTCAATCAGTGTATGTTTATAATGATGGAGTTTGTTCAACTAACGTAACTAGTGGAATGGTTGGTATTTCTTTAGAAACAAATAATGAAGAAAGAGAGAAACTAGTTGAATGCATACTCAAAGTATAAATATTCAAAATTATAATAGGATTGCACCATGCCTACTGTAAGTGTTCAAGATGTTATCACGGCTGCAACATATAATGGATTACAAAGCCGTGTTGAAACTGTTTTAGGAGTAGGATCTACAGATACAGGGTATGGTCAAGTTTTATCAAGTAATGTTGTTTCAGCTAATTCAGTAATAACTGCTGAAAAAATGGTAAATCTTAAAACTGATATAGATAAATGTAGAGCACATCAATCAGGTAGTTTAACTAATATAGCAACTGTTGAAATTACAGATAGAATTGGTGCAGATGATGTGGTATTATCTGGCGGTGGAACAAATAGTTTAAAAGGCTATAATGATTTTATTAGTATAGTAGATTCTGTAGAATCTGATAAACTTTTATGCGATGATACTCAAGCATCTGTTGAAGCAGCAACTTCTAGTACTAGAACACAAGACTGGAATGGTACTGTTATACATACTTTTCAAGTAACATTTTTTACTGATAATGCTCGTAGACATTTTTTTAATACAGGTGGAGAGGTTAGATTTCAAGGACAATTATCTAATGGTGCAGGGTCTAAAGATGCAGATTGGGCAGGATTATTGTCAGGTATAGGGATAGTATCTTTTGCAATACATGCAACTACAAGTTCTGGTAATGGAACACCTAGTGCTATAGGAAATTTTGAATTAACAAGTACACACCAAACAGTATTTCAAAAATCAGGATCTGCTTATAATTATGATGAAAATTTGTTTCGAATTACAGCAAAAGAAGTTGATAGTAGAATTATAGAATTTGATATAAGATTCCAAGATGATTCAGGTGGTACTCCTGACGAAAATGTTACAGGAACTCTTACTAGTACTATTACCCAACGCCGTGCGTCCGGAATTTATGTTTCAGTTCCTAGTCCAACATATTCTAATACAGTAGAATTATAATTCAATAAAATTAATATATTTCATTGTTTGAATAAATATATGAGTACTTTATTCGCAAGGAGATATAATGGTTTCACCAGGTGATAATGTTGAAATTACTGAACATAATGACGCTGTTACTCGTATAAATCTTATTCTAGGCATAGGATCAGGTGATAAAGGTTATGGTCAAGCTATGGCTAATACTGGAATGGTAGCACCGGCCGGCGTAGATGATATAACCGCAGGTCAATGGGGTGGATTATTTACAGATCTTAATATGGTATATGGGCATCAATTTAATACATCCATTGGAATTAATCAGATAGTATCCGGAAATATTATAGGAGCAGATGAGTCAAATACAGGATCAGGAGACACTGTTCAGCGTACACCAGGAACACCAGATACATTTACAGTTGTTAATCCAGATGCTACAAAAGGTGTAAATGATATTCCACCGCTTATTCCTGCAATTGAAGTAGATCATTTAACAGTACATGCTACACAAACAGTTCTAGAAACAAAAGTACAATCGGCTGATACAGGTGCGTCATATACTTCTGATTGGCCTGCTGCAGGATTAAGTGCAGAATTTCAATTAGTTTTTGCCGGCGGATATATATGTAAAACTGACGATGGAATCGATATTGCAGCAACTACCCAAGATCATCGACGTCACTTTTTTAATACAGGAGGTGTTATAAATATGTCTTCTGCATTAACAAATGAATCCACCAATCAAAAAGATGTAGATTGGGATGCAATTATAACAAATTCTGGAATTATTTCTTTTAAAGTGCATAGTACAACTACTACTGCTACAGGGCCGCATACAGTTGCATCAGCTATAGGGTTTCATGAGTTAACTACATCTTATCAAGACATTTTTTCAAAATCAGGATCAGCTCCAAATTACGCAGAAAATAATTTTACAATAAAAGCTAAATTACTCTCAACTAATTCTGTTGTTTTTAGATTTGAATGGAATGATGCTGATACAGACGGTAGTAATGTAGATGACAGAGTTACAGGAGATTTGGGTCTTACAATGACTCAAGTACGAGCATCAGTAGTAGATGGAGTTACAGTTGCTACGCCTACATATGTAAATCTTCAAAATATAGGTTGACATTTCTCTGTCTTAAGTATATACTATACAATGTATAGCTTTAGATAGGAGGCTTATATGGACGAAAGACTTGAAAAAGCTCTAGATTTTTCTAATTTTATGGTTACGGTGAATAATCAACGTAAGTTAATATATGAAAAGTTTTTAGAAAATTCTGTATATTATGAAAGAGGCGGTAAATTTGTAGTTAATAAAGAATTAATTAATTTTTGTAATACTTTATTACAAAAAAATCAAACTTCGGCTATTTTCGTAGATGATAATAATACTCCAATAGAAATAGACGATTTAGAAGAATTTTTGGATAAAATTTTAAATGTTTATTTTACAAATGTAAATGAATACTTAATTAAGTTTAATGAATTAAAAGAAAAAAGGACATCTGAAGGTTTATTAAACATATGAAATCTGGAGTTTTATTATTTGCAGTAAATAATTCACAAATTGACTATGTAAAACAGGCAATTTATTGTGCTAAAAAAATAAAAGAACATTTAAATTTACCTGTAGCGTTAGCTACAGAGTCTTCTTCTTATGTAAAAGATTCGTTTCCCTTTTACAAAAAATATATTGATTCAATAATTGAGTTAAAGAAGACTTTGTCTACTCATCAAACAAGAAAATTTTTTGATGGAGCATACACAGAAAAAATATTGTTGTGGAAAAATCATACTCGCCCAGATTGTTATGATATTTCACCTTTTGACGAAACATTAGTTATTGATGTAGATTTTATTGTTTGCAATAATGATTTATTAAATTGTTTTGAGTTAAATGAAGATTTTTTAATTTATAAAGATCCTATAGATATATTTAAAGAACGAGAATTCCAACCTTTTAATAGAGTAAGTGATAAATCTATAAATTTAAGATGGGCAACTGCTTTTTATTTTAAAAAAAGTAAAATGACAGAAGCTTATTTTAATTTAATTAAACATATTAAAGAAAATTGGAGTTTTTATAAATTAATATATCAAATTCCAGGAAGTTTATATAGGAATGATTTTGCATTTAGTATTGCAATTCATATTTTAAATGGATTTCAGTCAAATGATTGGCCAAAAGTTCTTCCAGGTAATATGTATGTATCAACAGACAAGGATGTTTTATATGAAATAAAAGATAATAAATTATTTTTTGTAATAGAAGCATCACCTCCAGGAAATTTTCTCGGAGTAACTATGTCTAATTCAAATGTTCATGTAATGAATAAATTTAGTTTGAATAGAATGATAGATATTGAGTTTAAAAATGAGTAAAGGATTTTGTATATTAGCACAGAATAATCCTGATACGGATTATGTACGGCAAGCGTATGCTCTTGCGTTAAGTATTCATAAATTTAATAAAGATCAAAAAGTTTCATTAATTACTAATGATAAAGTTCCAAAAAAATATCAAAAGGTTTTTGATAAAATAATTAAGATTCCCTGGAATGATCAAGCAGAATTGAGTCATTGGAAAATAGAGAATAGATGGAAAGTATATCATGTAACTCCATATGAATATACTATTGTTATGGATGCTGATATGTTAGTATTACATAAGATTTCACAATGGTGGAATTTTCTTTCAGAAAGAGATTTGTTTTTTGTTAGTAATGTTAGGAATTTTCGAAATGAAATAGTTACTAGTAGACATTATAGAAAAACATTTGATGCAAACAATCTTCCAGATCTTTATAGTGCAATTCATTATTTTAAAAAATGTGATTATTCTCATTCATTTTTTACTTTATTAGAATTAATAGTTGTAAATTGGGAACTGTTTTATGATAAATGTGCTCCTGATCTTTTCCAGCAAGGATGCAGTATAGATTTATGTTGCAGTATAGCTAGTAAAATTTTAAATAATGAAAAAGAAATAACACAATCAGATTCAACTATTACGTTTACTCACATGAAACCTCATCTACAGGGATGGCATGATGTTCCTGAGAAATGGACAAAAAGTATAGGGAGTTATTTAAGAAATGATAAAACTTTACTTCTAGGGAATTATATACAAAATAATGTTCTTCATTATGTTGACCAAGAATTTTTAACTGATAAATTTCTTAAAAGATTGGAGTCTTTATAATGTTTTATATTTATTATGATTTAGAATACGGAACTATTCTTCAATGTACAAATGAATTATCCCCAGAAAATACTAATAGTTATATAGAAGTTGATCAAGAAACTTATGTAAAATTTGTTTCTGGAGAGTTTAGTATTTCAGATCATCGTATATTATTAGATAAAGTTAATGGAGAATTTAATTTAATAAGGTCAGAAGAACTAGGAGTTGATATAGCAAGAAGTATTCATGAATTCCCTAAAACTAAAACTAAATTAATGAAAGATAATATATTTTATATTATTCAAAATCAAAAAAAGAAAGAATGGCAAGCACGAGCAAAATTAACTGGTGTTTATACTAAATTTTTAACTCATGTTATGCAACTGAATAAAATAAAAAAGATATATGTAACTGAAGAAAATAATCCAAATGTTTTATTAGATGTATTAGAAGTACCTATGGAACGATTTTTTAATAATAAAATTTTTACAATTAAAAAATCTAATAATAAAACTATTAGCAGAAAAGATATTAGTTTATATTCTTATGTAAAACATGAAGAATATTATCATAGGACAATAGAATGAGCAAAATTTTTAAAGTTTTAGATTATGATATCATTTATTTGAGTTATGATGAGCCAAATGCAGAAAAGAATTATGCTGATTTATGTTCTAAAGTTCCTTGGGCAAAACGAGTTCATGGAGTAGAAGGATCAGATTCAGCACACAAAGCCTGCGCCAATCTTTCAGAAACAGATCGATTTATTACTGTTGATGGAGATAATATTATTAAAGAAGAATTTTTACGTCAGTCAATTAATTTTGATGAACATATTAATTTAGAGAATGCAGTTATAAGTTGGTGTGGTTATAATATTATTAATGGGCTAATGTATGGCAATGGAGGATTAAAATGTTGGCCAAAAAAACATGTTTTAAATATGCGTACTCATGAGAATGCAGCATCAGATAATCCTCATGCACAAGTAGATTTTTGTTGGGACTTAGAATATATTCAACAAAATGCATGTTTTTCAGATGTTTATAATAATGAAAATCCTCACCAAGCCTGGCGAGCCGGATTTCGAGAAGGTGTTAAAATGGCTCTTGACAGAGGAGTAAGACCTAAAGATAGTTCGTATTTGTTAAAAGGGCATTGGAAAAATTTACATCGTTTATGGGTTTGGCAAATGGTAGGAGCAGATGTAGACAATGGATTGTGGGCAGTGTATGGTGCTAGACATGGTTTATATAAAACTATGTGTACGGATTGGGATTATATAAATGTTCGTAATTTTAAATATTTAAATGAGATGTGGGAAAATAATAAAGTTAAAGAAGAAAATTTATTAGATAAGATAATTGAGCTAGGAGAAATGCTAGTTCGTAAAACTAATATACCTATTGATCCCCTCCCATTTAATGCAGGTCAAAGTAAATTTTTTAAAAAAGTTTTTCGTAATCCTGATAGAGTACCCACAGTTAATATCATAGATAATGAGATAAAAGATAATGAAAAATAAATCGTTTTGTGCAATGCCCTTTATCGGTCTTATGCTTAATACAGATACTTTTACAAGATACTGTTGTATAGCATTTGGCCCAAAAGCAATTTTAAGAGAAAAACCTACTATCGACGAAACGCTTGGAGAAAAATTAAGTATTGAAGATACGAGTCTTTTAGAATCTTGGAACAGTTATACAATGATTGAAACTCGAAAAGCAATGCTTAATGGTACAAAATTAGAAGCATGTGCTAATTGTTATAAGCAAGAAGAAATGGGTGCAACAAGTTTTCGTCAGATGATGACAGCAGAATGGGAGAATAGATTGGGTGATATGTTTAATAATTATGTCCAAGAAGCTATAGATAATAATTATAAAATATCATTGCCGCCTGTTTATTTAGATTTAAGATTAGGAAATTTATGTAATTTAAAATGTCGTATGTGTAATCCTTGGAATAGTAGTCAGTTAGCAAAAGAGCATTTCCAACTTTTTGAAGGTGGTGTAGAAGCTGATAGTCGTGTATATAATGAATATTCTAAGGTATGGAGAGATCAATTTGGAGTAAATCCACTTTATTTAAAAGAGGTTCAACCTGTATTTGATCGAAATTTTTTATGGAATGAAATTATATCTATGATTCCTAATCTTAAAAAAGTTTATATGACAGGAGGAGAGCCGACATTAATAGAAAATAATTATAGATTTATGGAAGAATGTATTTCTGCAGGATATAATCACGATATAGAATTATTTTTTAATATTAATTGTACCAATGTTACTGATAAATTTTTAAAATTGGTTAGCCAATTTAAGAGCCTTAAAATTAATTGTAGTTTAGATGGATATGAAAAAGTTAATGATTATATTAGATATCCTGCTAAATGGTCCCATGTTGAAAAGAATTTTAGAAAGTTAGCAGAATTATCTAATGTAGATTTAGGAATAACACCGGTTGTACAAGTTTATAACATTTTAGATTGTCATAATCTTTTGTATTATGCCGATCGTATATCCAAGGATTATAAAAAGAATATTAATGTAAATTTTTTAATTAATAATCATCCAACATTTTTAGATGTAACTATAATTCCTCAGAGTATTCGAGAAATAGGCGCAAAAAATTTAGAAGTATATAGAGATAGTAGTGATCGTTATTCTAGTAATAACTTAGTAAAAGAAAGTGTTGATGGAATAATTTCTTTATTTAGAAAAGAGTTACATGTAAAGCATGACGAGTTATATAAACAATTTTTAACAATGACAGACATTTTAGATAAAAAGCGTTCACAAAGTTTTAAAGACTTGATACCCGATTTAGCATCGGAGTTAGATCTTTATTATGAAAAACTACAAGTGGATCCAAGTGTTTGGGATGATTTTAAAAATGAATAAATCAGAAACATTTTGTATCTTACCTTGGACCCATATTGCGACTTGGACCGACGGAAGTGCTTTACTTTGTTGTGTAGCACAGAATTCTCATAAGTTAAATTTTAATAAGGATAGTGTTGATACTATATGGAATAGTGAGCATTTTAAAGATGCTCGTGTAAAAATGTTAAAAGGTGAAAAGGTATCAGCATGTGACCATTGCTATAAAGAAGAAGCGGCAGGTATTCGCAGTCATAGAATAAATGAAAATGTTCTTTGGGAAAATAAATTAGGAGAGGATAGAATTGCAGAATTAATATCATCTACAAAGAAAGATGGAACACTAACTGAAAATTTTATAACTCTAGATTTAAGATTAGGTAATACTTGTAACTTACAATGTGTTATGTGTCGTCCTCAAGATAGTAGTATGTGGTTAAGTAATGCTAAAAAACTTAAAGATATTTTAGAGACAGATGCTAAATGGGACTGGGAGCATAAATCAAATATAGATACCGATCAATTTGAATGGTATAAAAAAGAAAAACTTTGGAAAGATTTTGAACCAATGTTTTCTACTATAAGGCATCTTATTTTTGCTGGCGGCGAACCTTTGCTTATAAAAGAACATTTACAGTTAATAAAGAATTTAGTAAAGTTTGGTTATAGTAAAAATATAGAATTGCGTTATCATACTAATGGAACTATTATTTCTGAGGAAATAGTAAATTTATGGAAGGAATTTAAGTTTGTAGAAGTAATGGCTAGTATAGACGCTTGGGGAGAACATTTAGAATATGTACGATACCCGGCTAATTGGGAATTAATTTCTGGAAATCTTAAAAAGTTAGATAAAACACCTGACAATATTGATGTGAAAGTTTTAGCAACAATTCATGCAATGAACGTGTATTATATACCTGAGTTTGCAGAAAACATGCTTAAGAGTAAATTTAAAAGAGTAGGCCATTTACATCATAGTGGAGTATTTCATGCCGGAACAGTACATTGGCCGAGATACCTATCTATTAAAGTTTTTCCTAAATCAATTAAATCTGAAATAAGGAAAAAATGGGAAAGTTTTGAAGAGTTAAAATATAATAAACAGTGGCGAGAAAAAATACTTTCACAATTAGATTTTATGGATAGTGAAGATTTATCAGATTTATATCCTCAATTTATTGATTATCGAGATAAATTAGACAAAATACGGAATACAAGTTTTAAAAAAACATTTCCGGAATTTTATAAGGTTTTAGAAAATGCAAATTGAATACGATAAACTTAATGATGTAGTAGTAGATCCTGTAATAAGAATTACATTAACGGATCCTGCTACTTGGGATTACTTAGATTTGTTCTTTCAATTATATGATATTCCTATAGCACATAAATGGTTAGAGCATTTTATAGAATTAACTAGCGGTGCTCATGATTATAAAGATCGGGCATTTAAAACATCTTCTCCCGACAGGAATAAAAATTTAAAAAATTTAGAAACTATTATTAAAAAAATAAACGAATATTATGACGAACAAATTCCTAAAATTAAAACTTTTATTGATTCAAGAGGTAATACACGGTTAGATAATAATTTCCTCAATGTGCTTCATGAATGTTATGAGAGGTATGGAGAACGTTTAGAAGAAAAATTAGAAGAAGACTGGTGGGGAGATGCGTATTTAAGAATACCTGAAAATTCTCCCCTTGCAAAAATATGGCCAGGAATAACTTTTAATGAAGAACTTAATAGTGCTTTTCTAACTTTAAATTCATTAATACATACACATGAAGTAACTCCGGTAGAAGAAGGATATAATACTCGTGGTAATATGACTATTAGTTTTAATCCAAGAACAGATTTTATTTTAGAATCGGAAGATTTTTATAGTATGAGTCCATTTTTAAAATTTGGAGATTTTTGTTTGGGTTATAACACCTTAGGAAAAAATTTACATCATATTGTTATAGATGGTGATCAAGATGCAATAGATCGAAATGCAATTGCTCCACAAACAACTTGGTCTAATGAAGTGCATGTTAGATTATCTCCGGATAATGACAATCCTAAGGATATATATTACTATTCTACTAAATGGCATGATTTACAAGTTAATGAAAAATTAGGATTTAAATTTGGTAATTTTATTGAAAATCGAGAAGGGTATATAAAGATTGGGGAACTGATTTGGGAACATTGTGAAGAATTTTATTTACCAAGTATAGGTATTATAAATGATAATTTTAAACAATTTAATACCATTTATTCAATGGCAGTAGTTCCAAGAGACGTTTACCATAAAAGAGCACCATTTACTACGCCGATACATCGTAAACCTATTTGGAAAAAACCAAAACCAGTAGTAGGTAAAAAGATAGAAAAAATTTTTAATCCTAAAACTAGTATAATTACTTGGATAATAAATGATGTATGTACATATAGTTGTCGTTATTGTCCACCTATTCTTCAAAATGGAAAAAATCACAAATATAACTGGCATCATATTTTCCCATTTTTAAAACATTTATTTAATTTTTATTCTATAGAAAATGACAACCGTAAAATAATTTTTTCATTAAGTGGAGGAGAACCAACATTAAGTCCTTTTTTCTCTCAACTAGTTAAAGAAGTACATAACAACTCTCATCATATAAATTTATCAACGAATCTTACAAGGTCAGAGCAATTTATAGAAAGAACTTTTAAATATGTTACACAAGTATGTGCTAGTTTTCATCCAGCAATGGTGTTTCCGAATAATACTGAAGATGAATATATTAGAAAGTTAAATATATCTTTAGGTTTAGTACCCACAACAGCTAGAATAATGTTAGACCCGTTATACTGGGATCAAACAATGGATTTTTTAGAACGTATTAAAGAAGAAACAAAAGCTAATATCGATGCAGTTATTATTGATGAACAGTATGGTAATATAGGTTTTAAACTTTGTGATATAAAGTATACAGATGATCAATTAGAATTTATTAATAATTTTAAACATATAAGACGTCACAGAGGTACCCATAGTAGAGAAAAACACCCTGCTAAGGATATTTTTATTAAATATAAGAATGAAGATCAAAAAGTATTTGAATTATCAGAAGATCCTATTAGAAATGGAGAAACAAACTTTTTTAATTATAATTGTCATATTGGTAAAGAATCGTTATTTATAGATCGTGATGGAAGCATTAAAAGGGGTAATTGTCATGAAGGCGGATTTATAGGTACATTAGATAATTGGCAAGTAATTGATTGGGACGCTTTGCGTCGACCAATAATGTGTTCTTCTTTAAATTGTTTGTGTGGTGGTGATTTAATGGTAAGCAAGGAGGAATTTTGATGGTAGATACATCTAAACTTAAAGTATTATTAGTAACAGGTTGTAGTCATTCTGCAGGATTTGAAATTTTAGGAGAACAAGGTTATCCAAAAGGTCATCGTTTTCGTAAAGAAATACGTAGAGAAGAACAATATCGTTCGTTTGCAGGACACCTTTCTAGAAAAAATAATTTACGTCACGTTAATGTATGTCATGCAGGATTAGATAATATAACAATAATGAGAAATACAGTAAGGAAAGTAAATCAATTATTAACACAATATGATCCTTCTGAGATAATTTCATTAATTGGCTGGTCAGGTTATCCTCGATTAGCACTTCCTTATGAAGGTAATTTAAAATTGCTTTCGGCGCATATTGATTTAATGCCAAACTGGACAAAACTTCAAGATAAAAAAATTGTAAAATTTTGGAAATTATGGAGAGATTTAATAGCTCTTCAACCTTATGATGTTCAAGTGTATAATCATCTTTTTCAATATCAACTTTTACGTTCTTTTTTGCGAGATAAAAATATATCATATTATATGTTTAATGCAGTAGAATGTGTTAAACCATTTCATAAAATAAAAGATGTTCTTAAGCATCCTCTCCCTGATGAGTTTAATCAAGAAGATAGATCTTTTGATTTAGAAGGGTGTAATATTTTAGCAAAAGATATTTATTATCGGCATCCTTTTGATCCTGAAGAAATTTATTATGCGCATTTAATTAATAAAGGACACAATCCTAAAAAAGATGGGAGATGGCACCATTTTCAGGAATGTGGTCATATTGCTTGGTCAGAAGTTCTTGATAAAGAAATGACTGAATTAGATTTATTACCTAAAACAAAAGTTTATTCAGTTCCGGAAGAACTTACTTTGCCTAGTAAAGATGATGCCGATTATATTGCAAACTACTATGATCCAAATGATCCTCGTGATTGGCGACAACCTTATCGTAAGCACTAATGCCGATTAATTTTTATTATGATCGAATTACAAAAGAAGGGCCAGTACCAAATGGTATTGGTGAATATTTTATTGATAAAAGGAAGTGGCCTTTCCCTTTAGGAAAGCCTAGATTTGAGCCAGGTTCTGAGCAACCTATTGTAAAAATAATATCTAGTTTCTATTATACAATGTTGCAAAATGATTGTAATATAGAATTATTTACAGATGGAAATATTTGTTTAAATTTATTTTATCCTTTAGAAGTAGATGTAAGAGGTATTAATTTAAATATATCTGGGGAAACATTAGAATATTTACAAAGAGGTGAATTAAAACTTTTACTTTTAGGATTGGAGTTTCAAGGTAGGCAAGAATTATTATATGTTAAAGATTTAGCAGATAAGTTTTTATCTATAGGAATTTCTTATAATAATATTTTTATTGTAACAAGTGATTTAAATAATTCTTATAAAAAATTACTCCAACCTTATAAGACTTATTCTTTAGATTGGTGGCAAATTGAAAGTAGATTAATTATTTGTGATAAAATTTGTAAAAGAAAATACACAAATTTTGGTTATAATTATTTTTTAGGAGCACCCATTTTACCTATAAAGCAGTTTGATTTAGATAAGTTTAAACCTAAAAAATTATTTTATTCTGTAACTAAAAATACTTCTATACATAGGTTAAGTCTCATCAGTGAATTAATAGCAAATAATTTAGATAATGAAGGAATTATTAATTATCATCCTGTAGATTTTGAAATAAATTATAAAGATCCTAATTTGTTAGATCTTTATAGAGATGATGAATATGTAGAAAAGAAGAAAAAAATAATTTCTATATTACAAGAAGAAGGAATAAATTTTAATTTAAAAGACGATATATCATATCATAAAGATAGTTTATTTACTATAGTAACGCCTCGTTTTGCAGCCCATAAAAATGATCAATATATGGATGAAATAAATTCTTTATTTACAAATTTTGAAATATGGCAATTAATTGCTATGGGTAAACCTTTTATTATTCTTGGAAGTTGTCAACTTATTAAATATTTAAATAGAGAAGGCTATTTTACGTTTTATGATATTATCAATGAAGAATATGATACATTTTTAGATTTTCCTAAAAGAGCAAAATTAATTTGTGATGAGCTTATTCGCATACGAGATAGTTGTGATACTGAAAAAAAATTAGAGCAAGTAAAAGAATTTACTAAAGTTAATAGAGAAAAATATTTAGGAATAACTCACCAAGTAAAATTTTTAAAATTATTTGATGAAATGAGATATGGTAGAAAATATTAAATGTATGATATAGTTTATATAGGTCAAAAAGATCACAATTGGCAAATTTTAAAGAAAAAATTTGTTACATTAAAGAATGCTCTAACTTTTAGAGAAGCACAGAATATAATATTCACTAAAATGTTTTGGATTATATGGGGTGATATGGTCCAAGTAAATACTAGTTTTGATTTTTCTTTT